AAGCTTTCTTTTACTGATATTCTTGCTGAATTCAGAAAACTCATTGATTTTTTCATTTTGTTTAGTTTCGACAATTTTATTTCTTTTTCCTCTTATGCTTTCTCTGAAAACTTTTTTATTCAAAGGAAGCTTGATATAGGAATTGAAGAAACTGTCAGCATTTTCATTTTTATCATCAATTATTGACTCAAGCATGGATGATAAACTTTGTAGTGAAGATATTCTTTGACTTTCTTCATTTACAATTAATTCTTTTATGTTTTCCAAAAGAAGATTTTGATTATCTACTTTATAAGAAGCGTGAACAAAGTTACTATCTGGTGTTACAAATGTAACTTCATTTTCATTAATGCAATGTACAGTCAAACTTTCTACCTTCAATTTTTCGGCAATTATTTCAGCAGCTTCGTTTATTTCTTTCAAAGCTACATTAATAGATCTTTTTTCTAAGCCGTTAATAACATCTATGTCTATTAGTTTTCTCTTCATAATTTTTTTACTCCCCAATAGGTTTCAACAATAATTAATTCTATATATTGAAGAAATCTTTAATTTTCTTACAAAATAAATGATTTTTGTGATTTATAATCTTTTCAAATATATTTTAAATTCTAAACAGTAAATAACTTGAAATCATATAAAGTTACAATATGTATTAGTGAAAGTTATAATTTATGACATCTTTTAAAAATTTTTTAAATTGTAGAGAAGCATTTCAAGTTGGAGTTGAAAAAGATTACCAATATGACATGGAAGAAATATTTCAAGCAGCTAAATTTTATATTGTTAAAAATCCAAAAAAAATGAAAGATTTTTTAACTAAAGAAGCAGAAAGAGATGATGACTTGAAAAGCAATATTCACTTTTCATCTTTACTAAATAAAAATAAAAATAGCGAAGACAATCCTATTAAACCTTTGGGAGATTTTGTTGGTTATGATATGGGTAAGCCAACACAATCTCCCATAGGGGATTTAGATTAACTTCCTTTTATGGAAGCAATTTCTTGTAATATTTTTGAAATATTATTTTCATTTGACTTTAAAATGTTTTTAATTAAAGGTAATTCTTTTTCAATTTCTTGATATTGAAAAACTGTTTGAATGTTATTCTCTGATAAAAACAAGATAACATCTTTTCTTTTTGTTTTTTGGTGAAGTCTACCATTTGGAAATTTATCACACATTGGGAATGCAAGCTTAAAGATTTCTGGCTGTGATAAATTATAAGAAACCATTGGATTTCCTGGTATTCTAGTAATTTCCTTCTTGTTTAATTTGTAGAATCCTTTGTATTGACTAAAAGAAAATATTTTATTCTCTCTTAAAAGACAAAGAAAATCTTCAAGTGGAATTATTTCCTTGTGTTTAACTCTATCTTTGCCCCATACCAAATCTAGAAATTCTGAGAATTTTATCTTATTGATTCTGTGAAAATTAAGATTGATCTTGTGATCAGGATTATTTTTCATGTAATCTTTAAAGTGCTTTGTAGATCTAATATTATTACTTAAGAAAATATCTTTTATTTCATCAATTGATGAAGTTTTAATTCTGTGAGGAAAATATTTATCGAAGAAATCGGATTCTCTCATGTTAAATCTATCCCAAGGCCTTGAGGGAATAGAAATAGTATCTTTGTTTTCAAGATAAAACTTTCGGTGCATTCTACTGGAACATAAATTATTATCTTGCATTATTTTTATTAATTCATCATCTGACACCTTATATTCTTTTTCACTCTTTTTAATTTTTGCCCTATCAGGTATTGCTAAGTCTAGAAAATCCCATGCTGGCATATTAAATTTTATCCAAGGATTAGCATAAACACCATTTAAGTTATCTTTGTTTTCGTTGTAGAATTTTTGGTAATCTTTAATTGTATAGATTTTGTTTGATCTTATTATCTCAAAATGATCTTCAATACTTAGCCTAGTTTTCTTAATGTAAATTGATTTGTTCCTAGTTGGGAAAATTTTATTAAAGAATTGAATGCATGAGATATTGTCTTGATTTAACAACCAAGGTTTTCTTGGTAATTGTCTGCCATCAATTTTACCTTCGTTTTCTAAGCAAAAATTTAAGTATTTTTTATGATTGTGCAAATTCTTTTCCAGCAGAATACTAACAATTTCTTCTATAGAAAAATCACTATTGTTTTTATTGAATATTTGATTTCTGCTTGACATTTCTTCTCCTTTGATTTAAAAGTAATAGTGTTATTATTGCAGAAATAATATCAAATAGCAAGTAGTTCTTTTGATAATTCTGCAAAATGTGGAAAAGAAGTCCATTCTCCTTTGAAAAACTGTGATTTTCCTGCAATATGGTAAATTAATAATATTTTTAAAAATTCATCTGTGAATAAACATGAACTATTTGATTCTTTTGAATAAAAAGTTCTAACGAAATTTTTAATTTCATCGTAATCTTCGTTAAAATCAGTATTTTTTAAATTGTTGTTTAATAATTGATTTTTAATAAAAAACTCAGGTGTTCCTGAAAATCCAGCAAGCAAAGTACTCTTACAAATAATTTTATTTTCCATTATAATAAAAGGAAAATAAAAATGTCTCATCAGGGTGTAATTTTTATCTTTGTGATTTTTCAAAAAACTTAAATCTTCTGTTTTGAAATTAAAATTTTTCAATACACTTTCTGAATAAAAACTAAGAGGTAAATAACAACATAATAAATGTTGATTTTTAGAAAATCCACAAAATTCAAAATGGGCATGAGTAATAAATTCTGCAAAAGCATTGTGAATTGCTTTGAATTGTAATTGATTGTGGTTTGAAATTTGCAAAGCTGATGTTGATGCTGCAAAATCTAAATCGCTTTCATCTAGATTGTTGACTTCAACTTCTTTCTTAAATAATCGTTCACAAATTCTTTCAACAGCATGTTTAGAAAAATGAATTTCATACTTTTTACCATCGACTTGTATGTTTTTAAAATGTTGATATGTTGTTCCAAATTCCGATTTTGTTGTTTCAAGCTTTAGAAATTTAAAATATAAATTTCTATTTAAAAATCCCATTATGTAAAAATATTTTGGGAAATGGTTTTGGAATCCTGTTTTATTCCAAACAAAATTTTTAAAAAAGTTGATGATTGTTTGTGTGCAGAAAAAATATAAATCTTTTTTTGTTTTTATGTTTGTATGTTTTGAAAGCAATTCTACAATTGGAAGTTCTAATATTTTTTCCAATTCATAACTTTTAATAAAACAAGGATTGATATTATTTTTTTTAATGTGTTTTAAAAATTCATATGCTAATTTTTCTTGAATGTTCTTTTCTTTTTTTGAATTAAGTTTAATTAAAAAATTTCTATAAAGCTTTTTAATTTGCAGATGTATTTTTTCTGGTGCATTCTCTATTGAGAATACTTCTATGCTTGGAAATTTATTAAGAATTTCATTTTCATTTTTTTCTTTTTTTAATTTAGCTAGTCTATCCTTTGACATAGGCATCTCCTTGATGTTAAATTTTTGTTTATGTTACAAAAAAATTATTTAAAATCAAGGATTTAATTAAAAATATTCATCTTCGCTAAAATCTATTTCTTCATTGTCTTGTTCAGCTGCGTAATCTTCAATGCCCATGTCGAATAATTCTATTTCTTCAGGAGTTGGGTCTGGCAATGAACTTGGTTGGTTTGACTTTCCTGAACTTTGTTTGCCTATTTCAGGAACAGAAGGCAATTCTGATTCTTTGTCATTCAAAGCTGGCAATTCTCCTTCAGGAGATAAATCTGGATTTGGCCCTTCTGGTGTTGCTCCAATTTCTGGATTTTCTTTTGATTGTTCATCTGCTGGAATTCCAATTCCTAGCAATTGAGGATTTTGTCCTAATATTTGCATTTTGGCATCTTCAAGTTTTTGAATTTTAAGTCTTGCTAACATTTCTTGAGTATCATCTACAGAATACTTTAAATATTTTGTTATGATGTCATAATCAGATAACAACAAGGAAGATTTTATTGTTGATGCATTTGTAATTCTTGCACTTATAACATCTGCTCTGCTTAATTCTCTCCAATCACTTGGAGGTGTCATTTTAATCATAAGGTCATTATAGCTTTCCTTGGGATAGCCTTTAAGCCTTAAATGTCTATGAGCTATTTCCCAAATGCCATCTTCTACCGCTGATTGAAATCTTTCAACAAGTCTAGCAAATCTGCTATCTTGAGAACTCAATGTCATTTTAGTTATTGAGAAATCATTTGCTTGAAAATAACTTAAGGGGAAATTTAAGGAAATAAATAATTTTTCTTTGAAGTAATTAACATCAGATACCTCACCAAGATTAGTAGCTCCTGGTAGTGTTTCAATTTTAGTTTGTGAATTAGGTCTTGTGGGTAGCCAAAAATCTTCGTCAATTGCAGGAGCATGCCATCTTTCATCTATGGATGATGCACCACCTCCACCAAGATTACTTGTTGTAGCTTTTCGTTTTCTAAACTGTGATTTCATTCTTTCAATAAAAGCTTCTGCTTTAAATGGTGGTAAAGTACCAACATCTATATAAAAAATTCTTCTTTCAGTACTTCTGGATAATCTATAAACTAACATTGCATCTTCGCATAATCTTAATTGTTGTGCTGGCCCTCTTGCTGGCTCAATTACACTAACACCATAAGGATAAAATGTTTTTCTGTCTTCTCCAATCCGCACATGAACAATTTGTTCTGGAGCAAACCTTATTGCAGTTGCACTCATTAATTTTGCATCATCTGTGTCAACAACAGGAGAGGAAAGTAAAGATGTGTAATCTGGCCCTTCTTTACTTTGTTGAAATTCTATGCAATTTCCTTTTGTCGTTTCAATTCTGTACATAGAATCTGCTGGCAATCCTGTTATTTTGTAAATACCTTCTGTAGGATTTTCTTGATTAATAACAATTTCCCAAAATATATCTCCATGAGCTAAAAGATTTTTAAAATCAGACCATAATCTACGATTCATATTCAACATGCTTCTGTGGAAAAACAAAAAGGTCAACTCTTCTTTGACATCTTGATTTTCACAACGAATATCAAAAACATTGTTATCGTTGTTTCTTTGGCAGTTGTGTACAATAATTGAATCTGTTGCAAAATTATGATGTTTTTCAACAGTAAGGTCATATACTTCTTGAATGGAACCTTTTTCTACGCTTAAAACTTTTCTTCTGTCTTTAAATGTTTTTAAATATTTGATTTCCTTAAATGAAAAACCATGATTTTTCAATCTATATTGAGTAGTTCGTCTGTGAACTTTTGTTTTCATTGAAACATCTTTTATTTTCATGCCAGCAGATATCAATCTGGTGGTCATATTAATAAGATCATACTTATCAATGTCTTTTTCTGCTTTAAACTCATCAACAAATTGTCTTTCGTGAATCCAACCTTTATTATGTGTGAAAATTCTTGGATATTGTGAGATTTTTGATTCTGTTAAATCTTGATTAGGTTTTATTCTGTAAAAAGGCATTATTTCATCAAAAGGTTTGAGTTTGCCAGCTTCTATCCAACTTCCATCTCTTTTTAATATTTTGTGATCTTCTGTACATTCTAAAAAAGAAGCATTGTCAAAATAAACTTTAATAGTTTGGCTAGTTTTTGTAATTCTTGGATCATATGCCCAACCCAATGTGTAATCTTTCTTCTCAGAATCATAACAATAAACTAAAAATTTTTCATTTTTTTTTGTTTCGTACAGTTCCTTCATAGTTTTCAAACCAAAAGGAGTTGAAATTTTTGTATCACCTGAAATACAAGCCTCATCTGAATAAATGTTTAAAACAGTTTCTATTTCTGGCATAGCTCTTAAACGATCATATTCTTTATAACGAGACATTCTATTTGCAATAGTTGATAAATCAATAAAATCATTGCTTTCTCTGAATCTAACTATTCTTTGATCTTGACTACCGTAAAACCCACCATCTGGGCTTAATGAAGGAACTGAATCAGGTTGTGAGATCCCTGCACCAATAATATCTTTGGTTGCTATTTTCTTAGTTAAAGGATCTTCAGAAAAAGCATATGTGAATGTTTTATAAAAATCAGCCCAAATTGGAGATGGCATACTAAATTTCCTCTTATGTACTTAACTATCATATATATGTATGCTATATTTTAACAGAAAAAAAGTGATTTTACTAATATCCCATTATGGATGTGGTGTTCTTGATTTGTACAACATTATGTTATATCATTCGAGAATTAATGGGTTTTTGAATAATAATCCTGAAAGAACTGTGGATTACAACGACCCAACTTGTTCGTTTCTTAAGAAAAAAGATCATACATGGCAAGGAAAAGATAAAATTTACTTAGATACAATTTTTTTTAATTATAAAATTGGATGTAAAAGTTTATTTAAAAATGAGGATGTTGAATTTTTATTTTATTTGGGAAATGGAATTGAAACTCTTGATAAAATAAACAAACAAACAGGTTATAACGCTGATATATCAAAAAGATATTATTCTTTTAGGTTGAGAAGAATTTGTGAGCTTATGTGTCAAGTTCAAAATCCTAATGTTTATATAGAAGGTTATTCTGACAGTAAAAATTTGTGTTCTCATATTAATCAAAAATACAAGTTGTTTCCATCTTTAGATTTCACATTAAAATACGAAAAGGAAACACATGGAATTCCAGAAAATTGTTTTGAGAGATATTTTTCTTTTATGATTAAAATGAAAGAAATGAAAAAAATTAATATTTTTTAATCTAATAAAATACTGTTTGGAGTTGATGTGGAATTTTTTTCTATTTTTTTATTTAAAAAATCAGATTCTTTTTTTATTAAGTCATCTATTGTTTTTAAATTACCTTTTGTGTTTTTTGGATCTTCTTTTGCACTTTCTTTTTTCTTTTTTAATTTATTTTTTTGTTTCAATTCGTTTATTTCAATTATTTGAAAAGCTTTTTGAAGCAGAGGTATAATATCTTTGTTTTCTCTCATGGAAAGATTTACTGCTAATTTTAAAACATTTTTAAGTTGATTATTGTTCATGAAAGCACCTTTAAAATATTTGATTCGCAATATTGGTTAAATATACATTAATTGTAATTAAAATACTCCAGCCAAATTCTTTCAGTATGTCATTCTTGTTTCTGTATTTGTTTATCAGCATTTCTTTTGTTTGTTCATCTAGATCATTTGGATCGTTGTCGAAATCATAATTATCATCATTAAAAACAATCATTTTATTCAAACTTTCTTTAAGCTCTTCCCTTAATTGATTAACAGTTTGGCTCTGAACAACAACATTGCCTGAATTTGATGACTTCATGTTAAATGCGGACATGTTGTTGAACATGCTATCTCTCGCATATAAAGCTAATGCAGTAGCCATGATTGCATCATCATGCTTTCCTCTTTGTGCTTGTGCCTTTTTTGAAACTACATTGTATTCAAAAGTTTTTAATTCATTGACAAGTCTCATAGAGTTTATTTTCAAAGAATCATTGTAGATTTTTTGTTGAAATGTTTGAAGTATAATAGGTCTGTTTTGAACAGTTATTTTAACACCAGGTTTAGGATTTTTGCTTGTGTGAGCGTTATTGTAAAATAAGTTTTCGTAAAAATATTCATGTAATAAAGAATTTAGTATGGCCCCACCTGTGCTCATATCTTCAACAACAATTAATGCTTTGTTGTAAAAACTAGCAATTTCTTTTGATACTTGAGCAAATTCATGAGTTGGAATATTATTGCTATAAAATTCAGCTACTTGTTCTAATGTGTTTTGATTTATAATTTGCAAACAAGAATTATCTCCACCATCTCCAATTCCTTCGGCAGAATCTAGTCCAGCTATGTATTCTTGTCCATCAATAGGTTCTTTCCAGATCCACAAAGCACCTTTTCCCATATCATTTTCAGATATATCAGATCTATTTGCCCAACTAGGAAGTATTTTTTTATATGGTATTTTCTTTTTTGTAGTTCTGTCTAATTCAGTAAGTTTATTGCTTGAAATATAAGTTTCACCAGATCCTAAAAATACTCTTAAAACTTCCTGTAGAAAACCTCTTTCTCCCAATTGTGCTTTTTGTTCTATTGACCAGTTAGGATTTTTTGAATCACAGTAATCAGGATGCTCCCAATAATCTAAATCAATAACATTAAACATATTTAATTTTTCTTTAGCAGCAGAATATGTTTCTTCATACCAATTACCAACACCATTTACAGTTGAAATAACTACGCAATTACCCCCTGTGCTAAGTACAGGCCACATAGCTTTCCAATGCGTTTCCATGTCAGGGATAAACGCTGCTTCGTCAATTATAAGCAAGCTTGTTGCTTTACCTCTGGCTGCTTCTGGAGAATAAAACATCATGTTGCCTCCAGTTTCCATGAATTGTTTTAAATGGTCATTCCACTTGCCACTATCTTTATTTGGTTTCAACCATTCAGGTAAATATTCAACTGCACGATCTACAATCATGCCGATAATAGTAGCTTCTCTGTCTGTTTTTGATAACAACATGATTTGTTGATCAAGTTTAAACATGCACCGCCACATTCCGTACAATAATGTAACAGTAGTAAGTCCACCCTGTCTAAATTTACTTATGATGTTAAATCTTGAGCGTTCATATTCTTGAATGCATTTGTTTTGATATTTGTATATTACAAACGGTATTAGTCCTTTTGTTGGATGTAATATTTTGACATATTTGTGGCAAAAGTAACTAAAACTTTTAGTGCATTTTAAAATTTCTTTTTGTTGATCTTCAAAATTTAAGTTATTTAAATCTTGTAAAGTTTCAGTTGTTGGTATTTCAAATTGATTAAAATCAAAGTGGAAAAAGTTTTTATCGTATTTTTTTAAATAATTAGTCTTGAAATTTGCCATACTATATTATATTTTAAATAATTATATTTTACTGAGGAATAATTATGCACAATGACGAATTAATTGAAATTTTAAAACAAGATTTGAAAAATGAAAGAAAACACATGTTGTTTTATCTTACTCATGCAAGTACGATAACAGGAAGCAATAGGATAAGTCTTAGAAATTTCCTTATGGGTGAAGCAGCATCAGAAATGAAGCATGTGCAAGAATTTCAGGATTTCATCATTGGAATGAATGGTAAATTAGAAGATTCTGATGTTGGATTCGTAGATTTTCCAGTATTAACTGATGCTGAGCAAATAATCAGATATGCTTACAATATGGAAATGGAAGTTGTTAGAAATTATTGCAATAGATTAAAAGATGCAGAATCATTAAATGACTTTGCATCTTTTAAATGGCTTGAAGTATTTCTTGAGCAACAAATTGAACATAGTAGATCAGATGCAGATAATTTAAAACAAATTTTATCAAATTTTAAATAGATAAGTTAAGTTTACTAAAAGGAAAATAATATGGCATTTTTTCAAAATCCGTTTGAGTTTACATTTAATGGGTCTTTGTTTGGAATTGGCCCTCAATATACTATTTCGTATAATATAGGGGCAAACAGAAATAGCCCAAGTTATATTGCTGCTTATAATTTAGAACCTTATGATTTATCTGAAGGTGCTGATTTGATATTTAATGTTGCAACAGATCCTGAAATGTTGCATTTTCATCCTTTTACAGTAACTTTAACAGGAGATACAATTACCGCTGTTACTGCTGCGGAAATTGTCTCAGTATTAAATGCAAATAGTCAGTTTGCAGAATTTTTTACTGCAAAATATATTAAATTTAATGCTATGGATGCAAAAAATACTGTTTTGATAGTTGCAAAAAATAGAACTTTCTTTAAATGTTACATTTCTAACAAAAGTGCTTGCTTTCCTCTAGCCATAAATAAATATGCACCAGTAAAAGAATTACCTGATTTATTTCAGCAATATTCAATTCAGAATATTTATAGTTATTTAAATTTAGGAACTCAAAGAATTCTTTATCTTGATCCTTTAGATGAAGATGATGCCAAGGTAATTACAAATGCAGGATTTGATCCTCTTTCTCAAACCCCAGATTGGAAATTATTGGCAAGTGCTTCTCCACTTTATACATTTACTAAAACTGTTTATTCTAGTGGAAGTATTGTTGACTATAAGCTTATTTATAATGCGGGATCAAAAGTTGGACAAATGTGCAAGAAAATAGTTTATCAATATGAAGGAGTAAACATTACTGGTGTTTTAGAAATACCTTATATTTTACAAGAAAGTGATTTGATTGAACCGTAGTTTCAAATTAAATCATCTCCCCATTTAGATCTTATTTTATCTATAAGTTCTTTTTCCATTCTTTCAACACTAGCATTTTTCTTTTGTAATTTTTCTTCATTTACCTTTTTAAGTCTTTCTATACTTCTAATAAAAATAGCTTCAACAGAAGACTCCCATTCTTTTTCAGGTATATAAGATAATAATTCATTGGCTAATTCATGATATTTAACATATCCCTTGTAATAAAGTTTGATTTCATTTTCATTTATTAAGTATTTTATTTCTAAATGATTTCCCAAGTTTATACCATCATAAAAATATCCTAATAGACAACTTGTATGATCTTCTGAAAATGTTTCAAATTGATTTTTTTCTTCAATATCGCCATAAACTAAATCTGTTTGATCTCTTCCAAAATAATCTTCAATTATGGAATTGCCAAACATTTGACAGATAATAGATAGTTTGCCTTGTGGCCCGAAAAAATTTTTATTAAGTGCTAGGGCTAATCTTTGTTCTTTTATTTTATTTTCAATGTTCATAATAGATACATTAGTAATATTTTTTAAATTTGAAAAAGGAAATTCTATGTTTAAAATTTGCAGTATCATATTTAATTATGTTAAAAGATTTTTTACTTTTAAAAAGCCCATGTGTGTTAATGCAACAAGTAAGTTAACTTTACATTACATAAATGATCCTTCAACCCCAAACATAAAAGAAAATGTTAATTTGCCTGTTAATAACTTCATGAAATTAAAAGTAAATAACATGACTAATGTTGGTGGTTCTGTTTTAGGATCAGTACAATGGCAAGCTGATAATGCATATATTTCTTTAACAAATTGTTTGAATTCATTGCAAAAATTTTTTCCATCAAATATAAAAAAATGGGCAGCAACAAATAATTTAGTTGTTTATCCAAGAGCAGGAAAAGATGCAAATGCTTATTATGATAGAAGTTCTTTAAAGTTTTTCTATTTTAATTCTTATGCTGATGGAAAATTAATTTATTCCGTGGAATCAAGTGATATTGTCACACATGAATTAGGGCATGCAATATTAGATGCAATAAGACCAGATTTCTGGAATGCTGCTGCATTTGAAATAGGTGCATTTCATGAATCTTTTGGTGATTTGATAGCACTTTTAAACATTTTGCAATATGACTCAGTAATTAACACCATTTTAATTGATACAAAAGGAAATTTGAGGCAAAACAATTTTGTCTCGGAGTTAGCAGAACAATTTGGAAGTGCCTTGAAAATTCCTCACGGACTCAGAAATGCTTTTAATTCGCAATCTTATGTTAATCCTGATTTTCTTCCAACTGATGGAGAAGGTTTAATAAAAGAAATTCATAGTTTTAGTGTTGTTTGGACAGGTGCTTTTTATGATATTTTTGTTTCAATATATGAAAAATTAGGAAAATCAAAAGCTTCTTTGATTCAAGCTAGAGATATAGTAACTAAACTTTTATTTGAATCTGTAACAAAAGTTCCTGCAACTGTGAAGTTTTTTAATTCGTTGGCGAAATGTATGATTGCTACTGATAAGAAAATAAATGGAAAGTTGTACAGTTCTATACTTATAGATGTTTTCAAGAAAAGAAATATTTTAACTGCTTCTGATGTGCAGCAATTGAGTCTTTCCAATATATCAATTTTATCAGCAGAAAAAGAAAATTATTTGTTTGTAAGTAAAAAGGAAATTTTTGTAAATTCAAACAGCAATAAAATAAAAGTTCAATTGGCATGTGATTCTTTCCATGATGATGAAAAGAATAAATTAAATGTTCTTTCAGTTTTTAGTGATGAAATTGATTCTTATCAAGAAGCTGAATCTTTTGTTAATTATCTTTTTTCTAAAGATTTAATTGGTAATGACAAAAAACATAATTGGTTTATTGACAAAGATAATGACAATAAATTAACAAGAATTAAAATGCAAAGTGATTTTGGGTTTATAAACAACTGCACAATAAAAGGTCAACCTGAATATAAAAAATGCTGGAAACCAGATAATAATTCAGGCTGTTGTCCTTATGGATGTCCGAAAACAGAAAATGAAGAGCCAACTAATTACAAGTCTTGTGCTGTTCGTTATTCTGCATGTAACAATACTGTTACTAGTTCTAGTTGCAATAATAAAATTTTATAAGGAGGTTTTATGTTAGAAAATTTATTTTGGGTTGGTGTTGGCTTGGTAATAGGATGGCATGTACCTCAGCCTTTTTGGGTAAAATTACTTTTTGAAAAAGTATTGGATTTAGTAAAACAAAAGTTTTTTGGATTTAAGAAATAAATTTTAATTTATTTCTTAAATTTATATTTGTATTTTTAAAAAATAATAATAAAATACATAAGGTGTTTATTTTTTAAAAGGAGAAATTATGCTTTTGTCATTCAATATTGATAATAAAGAAAAATTGTCTTTGTATTACCAAGAAGTCAATAGTTACAATAGCGAAAGTGATTTTAACGATGACGATTGGGAAAATTTAGATGAAGACGAAGACGAAGACGAAGATGAAGACGAAGATGAAGATGAAGATGAAGACGAAGATGAAGATGAAGATGAAGATTATGAAGACGATGACGAAGATTATGAAGACGATGACGAAGATGAAGATGAAGATGAAGACGATTGGGATAATTTAGATGATGAAGATGAAGACGAAGACGATGAAGACGATGAAGATGAAGACGATGAAGACGAAGATGATTAATTAATTACGCTGTATGCAAAGTTAATAACAAGCCTTTCTGTTTACAGTAAGGCTTTTTTTACGCTTATCTTTTTTTGTAAATGGTTTATTGCCCCAATCATTATTAAAGGCTTGACCATCACCAATATCAACAATTGATTTAGTGCCATCAGGACTATCTGAAGAACTTGTAGCAACTTCTTTTAAATATTGATAAAATGTTAGCATTAATTGTATATATTTATATGACTAATAAAGATTTAAAAAATTGGCATGGAATTTTAAAAATAGATGAGTTTACTGTTTTTGACAATGAAAAAATTATTTATCAAGAAAAAAACATTTATAATATACTGCACCAACAAGGTGAGCTTTTGATATTAAATAGTGTTTTTACAGGAAATAGTGCTCCATCTTCATTTTATATTGGCTTAGATAACAGAACTACATTGGGATTTACTGATACTTTAAGTAATCTAACAGGTGAACCACTTGGAAATGGCTACACAAGGCAACAAATCTTACCTATACAGCTAAACATTAGTTTAACATCTGGTAGCAACTATCAAGTTTCTGGCCCAGTTGTAAATTTTTCAGCAACTACAGGAATATTGGGTCCAGTTCAAAATTTATTTTTAACAACTGTAAGCACAGGAAGTGGTGGAGTTTTAATTTCTTCTGCAAGGCTTTCTGAGTCATTAACTCTTAGTCCACCTAATGTTGCAAGTTTGAAATTTTCTTTTGCTTTGTCAAATTGCTAAAAGAAAAGTAAAAACTTTTAATCAATTCATCTTTAAAAACAAAATTTATCATGTGTATAAAATTTACATTGTTTTTTTCAACTTTATAGGTATTTAAACATTTTAAAGGTAATTGTTTTTTTAAAATATTTATTTTTTTTAAATTTATACAATAGTGATTATCATTGCAGCTAACAGTTTCTTTAATTGATTCGTCAAATTTAATTGTGTATTGTGTAAATATTTCAGGTATTTTATTTTCCTGTTTTATCATTAAAGAATTTGTTTCGCTTAAAATACCATAAGCAATAAAACTTTTTTTATCTTTTAATAGATCAAGACCTATTTCATCAATCAAAATTGAATGGTTAATTATATTAACAAAATTTGTTTTCATGATTTATAATAAGGACAAATATCATTGTAGTCACAAAACTTACAATGGTTTCCTACATTTGCTTTTGCCTTTTCTGGTTCTTTAGTTTTAATTTCTTCAAAGGTTTCTAACAAGGTTTTTTTGCAAGCATCTAAAGTTTCATCATTAAAGCTTACCGAAATCATATTCCCGCCTTCAAGATAAAACAAAGCTAATATTATTTTATCTCCTGAAATATTAAATTTATCTCTTACAACTAAACTATAAGCTTGCATTTGCAAATCTTTTTTTATTGTATTTTTGTCTTTTCTATAAGGCCCAGTTTTAGTTGTTTTGTAATCTATGACAAAAAATTTTTCATTTTTCTTAAGAATTCTATCAATGTAGCCTTTGAGTATTGTGTTATTTGGTGGATTTAAATCATGTTTAAATTCAAATTCAGTATCACCATCAAAGCCTAAGAAATCAGTAATTTTCTTTAATTGTCTAATGTGGTTTGTTATTTTTTCATAATAACTTGTAGGCAGAGAAATTTTTGATGCTGGTTTAAATTTATCCAAGCTAATATTGCCAGTTAATATCTCTTTAGTAAAATACTCAAGTGTCTGAGATCCTTTTGAAGCAACATAAAGTTCAGCTGCTTTGTGTATTACTTGGCCATATGTGAAAAATATTTGTTGAGGTTTGTTTGAAATTACTTTAAGATGATACTTGTACTTATATTGTTGTTGGCAAGTATCCCAACATTGTTTTCTACTAACACTTAGATAATCTATTTCCATATATTATTTTATGTAATGAGAAAGTAAAATGCAAATTGATTCTGAAGCTTTTATAAATTGGGCAAAATCTAGATTTGATAAAGTAATTATCAAAGGTGATGAGATCAGGTTAAATTCTTTTTTTGCAGAAAAAGACAATAAATTTCATTTGTGGTGTAATCCTAAAGGTGGGAAAAAAAACATTGGTTTTGGAGTATATCATTGTTTTAAAACAGATAAAAAAGGCACTTTGTTAAATTTAGTCATGGATATTGAAAAATGTGATTTTTCAAAAGCATTGAAAATACTCAAAGGAACAATTCGAGCATCAGATAAAAATTTAAATCAAATTTTTAATTATCAAGAAACAGATTACAGTTTGAGAAACAAAAAAATAGAAATAAAAATTCCTGATAATTGTGAAATTATTGATGATTCTGATGATTATTATAAAAAATTGGCTAGAGATTATTTGAAAAGTAGAAAAATTAGTTATAACAACTTTTTTGTTTGCACTAATGGAAAGTACAAAGGAAGGATAGTAATTCCATACTTTGATTTTGATTTTTCTTCTTTGATTTATTTTAATACAAGAGCTTTATACGATACAAAATTAAGGTACTTAGGGCCATCAAAAACAATAGGAGTTGGAAAAGAAGATGTTTTGTACTTGCCTAAAAGAATTGAAACTAATAAAATATACTTAACAGAAGGTGAGTTTGATGCTTGTTCATTGAGTTTGGCAGGATTTGATGCTATGGCTTGTGGTGGTAAAAATCTATCTGATATACAAGCTGCTATGCTTGCTAATTTTGAAGTTTGTTTGTGTCTTGACTTAGATAGTGCTGGAACTCAAGCTATAAAAAACATGAAGACAAAATTAAATGCGTATAATTTAACAGGCAAAAGTGATAGATTGACTATAATAAGACCAGCAGTTGGTTTTAAAGATTGGAATGAAATGCTTATTAAGCATTCATCGAATATCTTAAAAACATATGTTATTAAGAATGAAAAACCTTTGGAAAATTTAGATTTTTTAAATATATTATGAATACAAACTTAAGTTTTTTTGTCGATAAAGTGTGCACTATATTTGTTGGCAAAACAAATAGAAATTTCACAGAAGATCAAAACTTAGCTTATTTTATAGGCAAAGTTTTGAGTATTAGTGATTCTGGCATTTTAACAGAACATCCTGGTACTAAATGTAAAACTTATTTCAACATGCATTCTGTAATTTGTATTGCAGAAGAAAAAGTCGTAATGAAAAAGCCAGAAGAAAAAGTTAATTAAGTAAGAATTTTATTTCTTTAACATCACCAGAATTAATCAAATCTATAAAGCTACTATTTCTTTTTGATTTTAAAATTCTTGTTATTTTTTCTTTGGCATCATCTGTAATTACTATTCCCAAGTTTTCTATTTCTTTTGTAATTAAATCTAATTCATCTTGGAAATTATTTGGAATTTCTGCTTCTTTGGGAGCTTCTATAGATGATGGTTTGGGAACTTCTATAGATGATGGTTTAGGAATTCTTATAGATGATGGTTTAGGAACTCTTATAGATGATGGTTTGGGAACTCTTACAGATGATTTTGCAACTTTTTCAGATGGCTTAGAAACTTCTATAGGCGGTTGTTTGGTTCTTTTTTTATCTTGTGTGACTTCTGGTTTCTTTTCGGGATTTTCTTGTGAAATGAAATCCATATAGCTAGGTTTATCTTGACTTGCAATTTTTAAAATATTACTTAATTCGCTTTGAATGTAATTTACATCAAAATTAAATTTTGTTTTGTAATTGTATATAAATCCTTTTTTCCAAGTTGAAAATATATTTTTTACTTGTTCAAGACTTTCCTTGTCGCATATTGCTTCACTTAAAAGATTTGCTTCTTCATTTATAAATTTAAATTCTTCTAAATTTATATTTCTGTTTTCACCTAGAAACTTATGATACCAGTTTTTTATCTTGTCAAAAAAAGTTTTTTTTGCGTATGTTTTATTGTCTTTATTTGTGCAGTAATTTAAAAAATTTTGAAAGAAATCATTTTCATCTTCAGATGTAAATATATTATCTGATTGTCTTTTCATTTTTTCAAGTTTTTCATTGATTTTACCAATGATGTTTGCAATTTTAGAAGTTTCCATAAAAGTAGTTATTTTTTATGTCTCAAAAAACTTCCTATCTTTTTCAAAGACATTAGTTTTGAATCAAAATTGTGAAATTCACTATTGGCATATTGTAGGTTTAAGTCTTGAAATTGATCGTTTTCTTCGTTTGAAAAGATTTCAAAAAAATAACTTTTTCCTTTTCTGCCTAATATTCTAAATTTGTGCATTAATAAATATGCTGCTGCACCTAAATCTGTAACATAATACTTAGATTCAATTGGATGATTGAAATCTTCTAATTTTTTAATTCCCATCAAACAATGATCAAAATAATGAAATTCACTTACAAGATAGCTTATTTTTAATTCATCAAATTTTCTTTCATCGTTTTGATCTACTTCAAAATGAAAATCTTTTTCTTTTTTGCCTAATAAATCATATCCTTGCATCAAAATATATGCTGCTATTCCCAAATCTGAAACTGTTTTTGTAATTTTCATTTGGTGGACATCTCCGCAGCTATTAAACAACCTCTTGCTACTGAAAACAGAGGGTCATGAGGTCTAATGACTTTTCCAATTGGAATGCTTAATTCAGCACTTTTAATTACTTCTTCAAATACTTCAGTAAATCCATCGATGCTTGAAGTACCACCAGCAATAATAAAATCAATTGGATCAGATATTCTTACAGACTTACCAGCATTTGCTAAGCCATTTTTTATCATGGTTACTGTTTTTTCTATCATTAATTTATATTGTGTTTGAATAGCTCTTTCAATTAAATTTTTTGGATCTTTGTTCAAGCTAACTTTCATTTTTTCTTTGTTTATAAAAGTAGCACTTTCCCCAGTAGCTCTTGCAGCTTGTTTGTCAATCCAATCTCCAGAATTTACAATGGCAAATTGAAAAATTGGATTTCCATACATTGCAAAGCAAATATTAACCATGCCCCCACCAAAAGAGGCTGAAATAGCAGTATAGTTCTTATCTGCTGCTTCTGCATATACAAGAGCTAATGCTTCGTTGATTGGTCTTGCTTCTATCTTATTGCCATTAGTGCTTTCATAAGCATTAAATATGGCTTCTAATACCTTACTGTGATAGTCAGCATCAGTTTCTTGATTTATTGCATTCGAGGGAATACAGTAATACAATAATCCATTATCATCTAAATCGCCAATTAAGCTATGAATCATAATAGAAAGAATTTGAAAAGCATCTTTTTCTTTTGGGTTTACACAACCATCTGACATTGGCCTTTTTAATTCTAAACTAGGCAGAGTATAGGCCATGTTTACTGCTGCTTCTCCCAAAGCATATGCTACCTTATCTTTTTCAATAAGGGGAACTCCAGCATTTTTCATCATGTTAAAGACAAATTTATTTTCAGTTGGAAGTTCTAAAAATGCATTAATTTCTTTTTTATAAGAAAAATTATTTTCTTTGTTTCTCTGACAACAAACTAAATTGTAAGTTCCAACATCAAAAGATATTACTTTCATATTAACACTTCTTTCATTCTTGCTTTCCAAAGTTTACTTTGTTTTTTACAGCTGAAAAATCTGGTACTTGCCAGATAGTTTTTTCTTCTTCTGTCTTTAGTATAGTTTCTTCATTGTTTTTTTTTAAGTAACCAGATGAATTAAATTCTCCATTCATATTTACATTTAAATCAATGCTTAGATGAATTTTAATTTCTCCATCTTTTGTGATTATTTTTATATTGTCATGATTGATATATGATGCCATAAATTTCCTAAAGGTTATATTTATCTAGTAATAAGTTTATTTTATCTGTTATTTCTTCTTCTGTAATCATAGTCATGCAGGGTTTTTGAGGGGTATCATGAGGAATTGGGCAATTAAAATAATTCCAACAAGGCCCATCACATGGCCAATTATTATTTTTTCGGTGTTTTTGAATTAATATGCAATCGTAATATTTACAATAAATATCTCCGTCAATATATCCAAAAATACCTAAAAGAGGCTTTTTAAGACCACCAGCACAATGTAAGTGGCCAGTATCAACTGATATTACTGCATCTGCTAAGTGATGTGTTGCTATTACATCTTTGAAATTATTAACAGTTAAAATAGGATAATTTTTATCATAAAGCCTTAAATCTTTTTGATCGTGAAGAACCAAACAATTTATTTTTATTTTTTCTAAAAAATTAATGATAAAGTTTATTTGAAAATCAGGCAAATCTTTTGCTTGATTTGCTGAAAAAGGACAAAAAATTATTGTTTTTCCGTTTTTAAATTTTTTTACTTCTTCCATTAATGTTTTCATTTTTTCTATAGATTCTACATTTGGATTCAAATGCATATTATGATTTTTTAATTCAATTCCACATTTTTTAGCCCAAATATCACTTCTGTGCAGCAAACATTCTTTTTTATGTACCGATTCATAAGCAATGCAAATATCACTTAAATTTATTGAATTAATATAATTTTTTCTGTTTATTTTTTCGTAATCTATGATTTCATCAACATAAGGATGGCTTGCAATAGAATGGTATTTTACAGGCATTGCCCAATGAATTGAGAATTCTGGATAAGTTTTTTTAATATCTTCAAAAATCATTCTCATCATTAATATATCACCAAAACCTCCTGTTCTTCTTCGGAACAAAATTTGTTTACTTTTTTTGCAATAACTTTCCAAGTTAATGTCTTTTTCAAAAGTGTTTTTGAATAATGTCATGATCTAAAATAGAAAAAGAGTGCAAATAGATTGCACTCTTTTTATTTATTTTTAATTAAAATTAACAAGCAATAGTAACACCAGCAATAATTTGAATAGAAGCAGAATTTGCTGTTGCTGCATTAAATGCAATAGAAGAAACATTAATGTCACCATTGTTAAATACTTGAGTAGCACTTTTATCAATGGAAAATACAGCTGCCGTAGATCCATTTAGTTTTACATTTACTGCTGATCCTCCATTGTTGGTAATTTGAATAAAATTAGCAACACCATTGAAATTTGTTATGTAATCTACAGCGGTTACAAAACTTGTGGTAACAGTTGAAACAGCTGTTACAATTGGAATGCTGTATGGTTCGTTATCTATGCAAACACCACCATCATCCTCAATAATTTCTAAGAAAGATGTTTCTTCAGTTGCAGTTCCTATTGGTGCTGGTACAAACTGTTTGTAATAATTACTTCCATAAAATTCAGTACCATCTGCCATTTCCATAATCTTACCACTACAAGAAGTAATATATGCAGTTCGTTGAATGCTCGTATTAAGTTGTATATTTGTAGTTGGATTAAGATCGAGCTTGCCTTGAACACTATTATTTAATTTAACTTGGAAAAGACTCATATATTGCTCCTTTAATAATTTTGTATTATTGTATAACTCTATTTATTGTAATTAATTTAAAATTTCATGATTTGAAAACATTTTCTTGTAAAGATTTATACTTGTTGATTTTTTATCAAATAAAAATGTTGGTATTCCGTAAAAAGCTGCTGCAAATAACTCTGGTGATTCAATTCCTGCGATAGCACCTATTTCTTGTGTATTATTAAATTTTTCAACAATTTCATAACCTTTTTTGCACATTTCGTTTTTTATTTTTGTAATTTCTAAATCTGTCAAAGAATTATTTATTGAATTTTTAATTAATAAACACTTTCTTGAAATTTGTTTTTTAATTTCAAAATAAAAATCAAATTTTTCAAAATTAATTAAGTTTTCAATTGAATTTGATATAAAATTTTCTTTTAAATCAAAAACATAACCAAACATTTGATTTTCTTGCAAAAAGGTTTTAGAAATTACATTTTTTTTATTTTTGAATTTGTCGTAAATTTTTGTGTTGTAGCAATAATAAATATTTAAATTTTCGTATTTTTTTTCTAATAAATCTCTTAAATTAGATAATATTACAGGATAGATAAAATTATCACCTAAATATGAAATACAGTAGTTTTTATAAATGTTTTTGTAATTTGATAATATCATGAGTTAAAATAATATGGAAGACAATATTTTAAAAGATACCGCATCTAATTTTTTAGATGCTGCAAATGCACTAGAAGAATTTTTAAATAATTTTGAAATAGACAGCATTGATAAAGATCAAACTGTCCAAGAAATTTTTCAAAATATTAAAAAAAATAAAAATTTACTTTTTAAAGAATTGGAATAAATGCAAAATTTTTTATACATGCCTAGAAGAGATAGAAAAGGAATGATACTTGTAATGGTTTTTGATGGAGAAAAAGTTACAAGAACCAGCATTAAAAACTTTGCAATTATTGGATTAAATAGTGAAAAAACAAAAACTTTAGAAAATTTTTACAAGCCTTATCATATGAATTATGATTTTGTAATAGAATCTTCTGTTGATTTTGACACTTTGAAAAAAAGACTTTTAGAAAAAGGATTTACAAATTTACCCATAACAAATAGGCCAGTTTTTTCAAATTGGCTAAAAGAAAATCCAAAAAATTTTTTACAGTCTCAAAAAATAATGTTGCAAAAAAAGAATTTGTTTGATATAAAATAATCTGGTGAAAGAATTACCCATTTATAGGATTGCAGGAGAAAAACATGCAAGAGACTATTTCAACGATTAGTGCGGGTTCTTGTTCTATTGGAAGTCCAACCAATGTTTCAAAAGAACAAGTGCAGAAGAACTATCAAACATCAGTAAAAAACCAAGAAAGTTATTATAAAAATTTAATAATATCTATCTTGACATTTTGTGTTATAGCATTGGCAGCATTTGCTATTTTCCAAAACAATAAAATTGAAGGTTTGAGTTTGGTAAATTCAGTTAATTCTGCTGGTGGAAAGCTAAATGACGATAATTTTAGAGAAGTTTATTATAACTTGCTAATGGATATTAGAAATAATAATAGGCAAGCTGATATTGAAAACTCTAAAAGTGCTGGAAGGGTGGATGGAATTTTGTCGGTTATTTCTAACCAAAAACCTGATTCCAATGATTTTACTAAAATTTGGCATGAAGGTTATTATCGTGGCATGAACCAATTGGAAGATGCAAGAGTTGTTGAATATATTAGGGGTTATCATGCAGCATGTGATGACCTTAATTGTCCTGCTAGTGCAAAAGAAAAAGCTCATAATGGAATTAATAATAAAATTGGTGTTGATAAATCTGAGATACCAGTTGAAATTAAATAATAACCATTAGTCTTTATTAAGAAAACACTACATTTCAGTAGTGTTTTCTTAATAGCTTTTATGTTTTGTGTCATTTTCTTCAATTGAAAAAATTCCTTTTTTAGTCTTTATTGTTAAAATATTATTTACAGATTCAATTATTGTTCCACCATTTTTTCTAAAACATTTTGCGATTTCAAATATGTCTCCTTCATGAACTTCTATTTTTTCAATTAAACTTGAAAATTTTATTTTTGAATATACTTTTTCCGAAGTATTTTTTTTATTTTCACTTATGGAATTTTTCTTTAGCCATTTGTCAAAGCCATCATAAGATAAAAAATTATTGTTGTTCATGAAAATCTTCTCTAAATTCCTCTTCATTTATATAGGTTGCATAATAAAAACTTTTATCAATTCCAAAATATTTTATGTTTGTTTCTGGTTTGTTTTTCATAAACCAAAATATATTTGCGTTAATAATTTCATCTGCTAGAATTTGTTGAGGATATTGATACATGTTGTTTTTTAAAATTGCACCATGTTTATTTTCTTTGTAACCATCAGAACAAGACATTAAATAGATATTCTTGGCATTTCCATAATAACAATTTATTAAAGCAGCACAAATAGGATTTCTATAATCATCTATGTGCTTTGAATAATCATTTTTTATTGGTGCTTGATAATTTTTATTGGGAGTAGAATGATAAACATATAATCCTGCTCCGTAATTGTAATTTTTAAAAAATTCTGGATGAGTTTTAGTACTTGCCAACAATCTTGGAAATATTCTTTTGTTTATGCTACTTAAACAATCTTTGTAAGGATTGTTTATTACAAAAAGACTTGGCAAATACTTGTTTTTATTCCAAAGCTTTAGTGAATTGTTTGTTAGAATAATATATGGATTGCGTATATTTACAGAATTAATTAAATCTAATGTTTTTTCAAATTCAAACCCATCAGATACTATGAATACTGTTTTATCAAATAAATTTTCAGGTTCGTAAGTAGAATTCTTGTGATAACTGTTGATAATTTCATTGTTAATAATTGTACTTATTTCATGTTCTAAATAAAAATTATTTAAATCTAAAGCAGAAGCATGGTTAATACCAAAATCTCTTACCCAAATTTTTTTGTTTTCTGTTAAAGCATATTGATTTCCCGAATGATGATTGCGAATTGAAATTTTAAATTTTTCATTTCTTGTTTTTACATGGTATGATTGCAAAACACGGATAGTCTTCTCCATTTTCATCTCCAAGAATTTTTTTATAGTCTAATTCAATTTTAACTTCAATTGGACTGCCTTTGTATACCATTTCAATCTCTGGATTTTCAGGCATTTTCAAGTTTATTTCCGATGGTATTGATCCCCTTATCTCAATGAAATCAGGAATACCAGTTATACTAATTGATTGAGGAATATTTCCAACATCAAACTTAATCATGCATGGCAATTCAATGTCACTCTCTAATCTAATAATACTTGGTATATTTTCCGATTTTAAAAATATAGTATTTGGCATGTTTCCAGCATCTATTTGGATAATGCTAGGAAAATCACTTACAATTTTAATTTCAGTTGGAAGTTTATCTTCAAGTTTTATTTTTATGTCTTTTATTTCTGGCATTTGTATCTGAATGTATTCAGGAATATCGTGTAATACTTGAATGTCTCTAATTTCAGGTACTATTAAGTTGATTTCTTTTGGAATACCATTTGTATCGTAATCCATTTGCATTGTTAAATCACTAAATTTTAATTTATCGGAATCTTCATATAATGAATTTCTTGCATTATTGGCTGCATATAAAGCAGAAGATGGACATACAATGTTTACAGTACATGTAACTACTGGGGGAGTTCCCCAAAAAACACTAATTGTTGGTGGGCTACCATAATTAAGATCAATTTCAGTAGGAATACTACTGCCACCAGCTATTAAAATTGTGTCTGGTATTTTGGAATCTGTAAAACTAATTACATTTGGAATGGTATTTCCAGTTAAAATAATTTGACTAGGAAAACAACCACCTGTAACGGTTATAGTTTCTGGAATACTGTCTTGAACCTGTATGGTAGACGGAACATTAGCAGGGCCAAATTGAATTGGGCCTAAAGCTGGAGCAGGGCCAAATAGAACTGGTCCTAAAGCTGGAGCAGCACCAAATTGGACTGGGCCTAAAGCTGGAGCAGCACCAAATTGGACTGGGCCTAAAGCTGGAGCAGCACCAAAAACAACTGGGCCTAAAGCTGGAGCAGGGCCAAATGCAATTGGGCCAATTACTGGAGCAGCACCAAATTGGACTGGGCCTAAAGCTGGAGCAGGGCCAAATGTAATAATTGAAGGCAATGTAACACCAACAAGTGTAATAATTGAAGGTATTGTCGGTGTTAGGCTAATAATGCATGGTACTATAGGTGTAAGGCTAATAATGCATGGTATTATCGGTGTAAGGCTAATAATGCATGGTATTATCGGTGTAAGGCTAATAATGCATGGTATTATCGGTGTAAGGCTAATAATGCATGGTATTATCGGTGTAAGGCTAATAATGCATGGTATTATAGGAAGATTAGCAAAAGATATAATACTTGGTATTATTGGTATATTGGTGAAAGATATATTACTTGGTATATTTATTGGTGAAAAACTAATAAATGAAGGTATGTTTACTGGGCCAAAAGAAATTATGCTGGGTATCGGAGGTATTAAGCTAATTATAGATGGTACATTGATAAAAATACTTGGAATAGATGGAAAACTAGGAACATTTATACAAGGAAAAACAATTGGAGGTATGTTGATGCTTCCAACTGGAATATTAGGATTCGGTATAGAAAAATTAGGTAGGGCAGGACAAGCTGGAATAGTTAAGTTTAAAGTTTGTTGTTGTTGTGCTATTTTAGGTTCTGATGGGTTTGCCCTTTGCAAAGCAGTTTGCACAGTTGTACATTTAGGGGATAGTACTGTTACAACAGGATCAATACTAGAAGACAAAGCATATATTTTTCTTCCTGACAAAGTACTCGTTGTACTATCCCCATCGCCAAAATCAATAGTAAATGATGTATAAACACCATTTATTTGCAAATTGTAACTTGCTAAAATACCAGTATTTAAATTAGTTTCCAAAATTGTAAATGTGAAATTGATTTCAGGACATCCATAATCATCCAAAATTGGAGGTGTTAAAAATAAGTTTCTAATTTTCCAATCTAAGGTTGTTTGATCTGTATCAAAATCAATTCCTATAAATTTTTCTAAATTAACAATTGCTTTTACTAATTGATTGTGATGTTCAGCTACAACAAAGCCTCTAATAGAAGTGCCAGCTTTATTAAAACGACTTGGCTCTCCACCTAAGTTTCTTATGCAATTTTTCAATGCAATTATTTTACCAGTTGCATATTCTTTTTCTATATTGTTGTAATATAATAATTCACCGTTAATTGTAGCAAAACCATTAGTTGGCCAAGGATCTTCTGTTAGATATTTGTTTGTATACGGCAAAATGTAAATTATTTCAGACCATGCAAAATTATCTGATGCCAAAAATGATTCTGTGGTATTTTTTACTTTAAATAGAGTATAGTCTGTGTCAATTCCGTAAGGATACACAGGTTGCGGTATAAAATTTTGATTTTCATTGCTTAATTCACCCAAATTTTCACCTTTTCCATAATGTATTTATAATAGTTCTATTAATAATTACCCATATACCATTGTTTTAATCTTGTTCTATTTGGCAAAGACGAAAAAGTTAAATCTATGTTATTAAATTTAATAAATGTTTTAGGACTGTAATCATAAGATATATATGCTAAGTGATCACTATCAGATGAAGCCAATAAAGTATTATTTTCATCATTAAACCCAATTACACTTTTATCTTGTAGTGAAACAAATGAAACAGAGTTGTTACCTGTACCAGCAGTATACCAAACACTTCCAATATCATCAAAAACTGATATAGCTCCAGAATTATTAAAGAAAAATAGTCCATTGCTCATATTTACTAAATCACCTTCAAGCTTAACTGAGCCAGCAATGTCTGTTAATTTTCTTAATCCACTAAAAGCATTTCCTACTGTTGATATAGTTCCATAAAAGCTAAAAATTCTTAAATTCGTTCCGCTAATGATATTTCTCAGTATATATCCTGCATTGTTTTTCCATGTTGTTCTGTAAATAGAAAAATCACCAGTTAAATTTTCACCTGTTGAAGGATTAAAACTACTTGGATTAACTGTTAAATCTAATGCTGTTCCTTGAAAATTTGAACTATTAAATGTTGTATTTGAAACAGATTGAGTTATTAAATTAAAAACTTGTAAATTTAAATTCGTTGGAGATGAAAAAGGAACAGTTGCTGTACTAGGTAATCCAAACATAAAATAAGCAAACGAACCAGTATTTAGAAAAGTCCAGTTGTATGGTCTTAAAAAACTAGTTTGGGTACTATATGTTTTTTCAAATCCATTAAATATATTAACATTTATTTCTTCAACTGTTCGGGGTTCTATGTTTGTTCTTCCACTAGCCCAAAACAAATAAGAATTTCCTGAAAATCCACTAGTTTGATAGGTAGCTGGACAAAAACCTACATTTCTTGCAAATTCATATTTTTGAATATCTTCATTTGCTGTTCCATTTAGAAAAGAATTATCTGTTCCTAGATTTAATATTGGTGTTTGTGGTGTTTTGAATGTTTCTGAAATTAAACCAAATTCGGTTACTTGTACTTCAGATGTAGATTGATTGTCATATAATAACAATTTATAAAGCCACATCCAAATATTTTTGTTTTCTATAATATCAATTGCATCATTAACAGTTGTAATTCTAAAAGAATTTGATAATGTATCACATCGTAATATGATATCAAAAATGCCTCCTGTATCATACAAACCAGTAGTGACAACATCGTTTCCATGTGTTAAATCATCAGAAAAATTCCAGTTATAAAATTCAATAGGATCAATTGCATTTCCAGATTGATCTACTTCTTCTCCACCATAGGTTCTTCCAGTAGAAGGATTTATTCCAGTTGGAATGCGAAAATAAATTAAACTGTTTGTAGGTGCTCTAACGGTTAATCCTGTAGTGGACTGATATGGTTGTGCATCAATATGTATTTCTGCAACATCTGGTGCTGGAAATCTTGCATCAATTAAATCTTCAAAAATTAAAGAATCAGTACCAAATTTATTTTTTATTGTATAATTTATAGTATAAACACCAGCTATTTCGTAAGTTTTTGTAATTATTTGATTTGCATTTGATGTTTCGTCTGAATCATTTTTATAATTGAATGTTTTTATATCTCCATCGCCAAAATCCCAAGTTGTTGTTATGGGGTTATTAGCATTATCTGTTGCTACTCTAAAGCTTAAATCTGTAAAATTAACAGTAAATGGTACAATTCCTATTTTTTTATTTGCTGATATCCAAGCTTTTGGTTTCAATGCAACACTTCTTAAGTAATTTATTCTTTCTTCTAAAGATCCTACTTTTGGAATTAATCCAACATCTCCATAAATGCCAGAAAATTTTTCAATATTTATAATTGAATCTTTGATAGCATTGTGATGTTGTGCTACAACATTCATTGTTAGTTTTGTTATTTTTGATTTTTTAGAAACATTTGGAAAGCCTTCTAGTATTTCAATGTTGTTGAAAGTGCTAGTGACATTATCTTTTGAATTGTAAAAAAAACTAATAGCTCTTTCATCAATTTCTGTACATTGATCTGTTAGCGTTATAATGCCACTTGATGGAAACATAGCCATTTCTGTTGCAGAAGCATTTGAAACTATTGTTGTATCCCCAACATTGTAGTCTTTAGCTAAGCTTGTTACTAACGAGTCTTTAACAACATAAGTATTTGTGTCTGTATCAATTATATCTGGATATGTAATTTTTGGTAATGTCATTTTAACTCACAATTAATTCTTGTTGGAGATAAACACTTTTCACATTTTGTGATTCTAGAGTATCTAAAAGATAAGGTTGATATGTACCAGGTTCTTGATATTGATGAGTTACAACATGGATGTTTGGATCTATATAATTTTCAGTTACACCATCACCAAATGAAAAGAATCTGTTTACTATATTTAAATCAGTTTGATCAACAAAAGTAAAGGTAGTTGGAGTAATACTTAATTTTTGGGCAGTTGATTTTGAAATGCCACCAACTCTAGGAATAACATAAAAGAAAGGAGCTTTTTGTTCAATGTTTGAATTTATATAATTTGCTTTTGTGATAATTCCTTGTCCACCTAAACTATTAATAACATTTAATTGAACAGTAAATAAGCCTTCTTCTCTATAAGTATGAATAGGGTTTTCTTCTGAAGAAGTGGAAGTATCTCCAAAATCCCAAAAATATTTATTGCCTTTACCAAGTGTGTAATTTTTAAAATTAACTTTAAATGGAGGGGAGCCAGATATAGGATGTGCTCTAAATATTGGTTTTGGATTTAAAATAATTGTTTCTAATGCATTCAAAATGCCATTTAAAGATTGCTCTAATGGTTCTGATTTTTTACCTAATTTATTTTCAATGTTTAATACAGCATCTTTGATGGAATTATGATGTTCTGCAAAAACCCCTGAATAAACTGGTGTGTCTTTTGGCCATTGTAAAATTCTACTGTTTTGAAATCCTCTAACAAGATCCATAAATGTATTGTCTGTTTTTTTAAAATAATAAACAAACTCACTTATTCCATCTTTTGATTTTAAAGATCCTATTTTTAAAATTCCTTGAGATGGAAAATTAGTGGCATCTTCAATTGTGATTTTTTTAGAACCCATGCCTATACCAATTTTCAATTTTCCTTCAGCTAAATTTCTAGCTTCAAATAATGTTTGATACGAATCAATATTTAAAGGGAAGTCAGACAAATATCCTGTTTGGTAATAGGGATCATATGATGATATTTTTTGTAACGACATAATATATTTATATTTAAACTCTATTTAATTTAATTGGTTTTTGTGTTTTCTTTGTTAACTTGCACAAGCTTGTCTTGTATGTTTTTTAATGAATTTACAAGTTGAAGTTTTATTTGATTGTTATCTGGCAAAGCTAAAACAGTTTTGCAAAGTTCTAAATCAGTTGGTAGGTTTAATAACAATCTCAAATTAATTTCTGATCCTAATTTTGCAGACCAAAGTTCGTTTTGAAGATTAAAATCATCCCAATTTTTAATTTTTTCTATTTTTTCTAATTCAGAAAAGTTTTTAACAAAGAAAATTAGCTCTTCTTCAATCATTCTTTTCTTTTTAAGTAGTTTTTCTTTTATTATATCTTTTTTATTGTTTGTTCTTTCTAATCTTTTTTTCTTTATTTCAACAATTTTAGATTTAAGGTGATTATTTTCAATTTTAATGTTTTTATTTAAATTTTTAATCTTACTTTCTAAAATTTTAATTTTTACTTCAAGTATTTCGTAATTTTCATCAAAATGTATGATTTCTTCTTCTAATGCTATTAAAGTTTCTAATCTAGGTGATATTTCTCTAACACATTGCCATAGCTTAGATTGAATTGTTGGTTCTTTTCCCAACACAAAATGTCCTAGTTGGTAGTAGGAATGCCTATCTTTAAGATCAACTGTTTTAAGAATATTTTCAGCTTGATCAGTTACTGTTAATTCGGTCAAAATTTAACTCCTACTATTGATTTAAAAGTTCCACCAAGTTTAATTGCACCATTTGCCCATAATAGTTTAATAACATCTTCAGGATTTTCTTTGCCGAAAAATCCAATTTCGTTGTAAAAATTTTTATTTATAAGTAAACATTCAATTGGGTTTTTTAAAAAATCCCATAATCTGTTTTTAACAGGAAAGATTATATCTTTTTCAGATTTAACAAAATCTGAAAATTTTCTTATAATTGATTTTGGCAAATGCAATCCACTTAGTACTATGAAACACCAATCTTTAGTACTTTGGGTAATTGCTTTGTCAAACAACACAAATTTTTCTTTGCTTTGTACAACTGTAAGTTTATAATCACAATCGATTTCCGTATTGGTAATTATTTGTTTGTCGTATTCTGCAAAAATATCTTTGTGGTGGAACAATGTTTCTTTGATGCTATTTTGATTGCCATCTAAAGAAACTACTGAAATACAAACATCTAATTTTTTTGGCCAATTAATCATAATAACTCCTTTTAATTTATTATTATAATTGATTGGCAATGATAAATCAATATAATTTATGGAATTAATGAAACATCAAAATCAATTTTGATTACATCATAAGGTGATAATGCATATTCCAAATAAAAACCAATTAAATCTACATTAACAGTAAATTTGTTAGATACCCATGTGTTAGTAGTATTTGGTTCATAAGAAGGCCTGTAATTTTCAATATCACTATAAATTTGAACACCATTTATGAAAACTCTTAGTGAATTTTCTATTATTGGCTTTGATAATCCAGTAGTATAGTTTCTATAATCGGGTACTAAATATGTTGATGTTGGAGTAACTGCGTAGTAATGTTGATGTGCAGCTTCTATAGGGAACTTCAGTTCTGCTGTAATATTATTTGGACTTGTAACTATCCATTCTAACGAGTTGCTATTATTAAATTTTATATTTCCATTTGGAAAATAAACAGCATTGCTAATGCTTTCAAACTCTATTGTTAATTTATTTGCTTCATTTTGGATTAAGTTTAATTTTTGTCTTTCGGACAATTCCATTCTTACATAATCAATACTATTGTAACTTCCATCTGTATGGTGTCCAATATTATGAAGTGTATTGTCAACTTCAGATGCAATTAAATTTCCATTAGCTGTTAAACTTTGATTTAATCTAGCTGTTAAGTCTAATCTACTACCAGCAGAAAAATTTAAAATTTCGGTATTTCTGTCAACTGCATCACTAATTACATCTTCACGAATTGCAATAGTTGAAATTGGAAGATTGTCATAAAGAAAGTGGTATGGTTCAATACCAGTAAATGTCGGTATCGGGAATAAATTAATATTTGGCATATTTTATTTATTACTTTTGCTTAAATAAATTACAAAATATTGATATTCCAACTGAATGTAATTTGAATTTGACTTGTTTTTGCTATTCCACTAAAAGTTGATAACGAATACAAATCATTACTTCCCATTTGCAGCCCAATTTCACTAATTGAATATCCATTGCCATCATTAAAGCCTAGTACTGCTGTAAAAATTGCTTGGCTTGAATTATTTGGATTTATCAAAGAATTAACTTGTTTTGTTGCTACTGTAATTCCGTACATGCCATTTTGATTTGCATTTACTGCTCTTGGAACACCGCCAACTTCACCACCGTTTCCAAAAAGCATGTTTTTTACGAAAAAAGGAAAAGCATACTCAAACTGTCCACTTGTATTAGAACAAGCTTGTAGGGTATGAGTTAAGGCCTTAATGATTGCTTCCCTGCCAGTTTTTAAAATGGCATTTTTGAAAGGCTTTATTGTTTTATTACCATTCTTATCTTCGATGGTAATTTCTCCATAGCCTATTGATTGAATGTTAGAATTAATTTCGCTCATGTTAAATTTCCTTCAAATGTTTGGCCATCAACTGTTTCTATTTTAAAACCAATATTTTCTTCTTGCTTTATAATATCATTGATCTTGCTATTTTCCCCTTGTTTTTCCAAAGAAGAAATAAAATTTGCTCCGAATGCAAATGAACTTGAATTACAAATGTTTAGCACCATATTATTTTCATCAACACCAGTTATTTCATCAAAACCAGTTTTATCTACGGAACAAACAGTAGAATTTTCTTGTGTGCTGTATTCATAGTCAATTTCAAAAAAATAATTTGTAGGTATGCTGCTCCAAGAAAATAAAATTTGGCCTGTGGAAAATACAATTTCTCCAGATATTACCCTAGAATAATTTGTATTAACATCGTTAAATTTAAAAATTCCAGAAGGACTTATTGAAAAAGTTTGAATGATTGATTGCCTGTAATATATTCTACCATTTACGCTTCCTGCTACAACAGGAGTATTTTCTAATGTAACATTGGTAATTTTATTAGTGTGATTTGCTTGAAAAGATTCATTTACAACTTTTTTATATTTATTATTCTGAAATGCATACTCATTTTTTGTCAATTGAATTGAGTTGACAGAAAGAGATGTTCCACCAGCTAATTGTGTTGTTAAATCTAGTTTTAATCCACCCAATATCAAATAATCTGTAGCTCCTTCTGAATAATAATCTTCTATTTTATATAAATTATCATCGATTACCAATATAAAGTTTTCTTTGAATTGATTGTTTTCAACAGCATCCACAGAATTGGGATTTTCAATTTCTAACATACTGGTAGGCTTCTCAATTACCATGCCTTTATAACTTAAATTACCAGTTGTTTCTTCTACAATTCTATTTAATACTTTGCCAGATTGACCTGTAACATTTCCATTATTCCAAGAACAAACCACAAATACATTTTCTTCAAAACCATATTCTACAATTTGATATTGTTCATTTAATAAAGAATAATAAAAGTAATTTCCAATTTTCAATCTTTCTTTAGCATCCCCAAAATTCCCATCGTTAACTGTTACTATTCCATTGTTAAAACAAAATAGATTTCCATCAAATGAAGTGTAAATCGAATCATTGTTTGAATTTAATAGTTCGTAGTTAATATTGTTTATACTTAATGATTGTGTAAGTGGGGGCAATGTATTATCATCTTTCAGCACAACACTTCCATCAGGATTAATTGCACTTATAATATAAACATTATAAGTACTTGGATAAGATGTATAATATTTTATTTTCCAAGGATTTAATGGGTTTGTTTCTTCTGATTCAACATTGTTATCTAATATATAATTTTTCAAGAAAACATCAGAGAATATGAAAATATTTCTTTGTGTGACATTTATGTCTGTGCCAGAATAAATTGCATTACTTAATCTATATGCAAATTGAGATTGATTTATTGGTTGTGTTAATAAAGCTTGTTCGTAAATCTCAATGTAATTCTTTTCTGGATTTAATACAGTATAAACTCCTTGATTTGGAGAAGGTGATAAAATTTCTAAATATGTATTTGGTCTATTGGTAACAGTCAAATTTGCAAAATTAATCAAGGGAGAATAAAGAACAATTTTTTGATTAAAGCCTATAACTGAATCAGTTCCTAAATTAATTTGTGAAGCAAGTACTGATCTAGTCACTTGTCTTGTTGTTAATCCTAAAAACATATCTCTGTTGAAAAGTGTTTGTGGATAATTAGCTAAAAGATTTTCTGTTCCAAAATAACTTATTAATATTTCAATGTTTTCTTCTGGAGGAAGAATGTATTCATTTAATAATCCAGAATAATTTAACGAATGTAATATTGCATGAAAAGGTTTGTTTTCTTTTATTACTTGAAGAGCTTCATTAATTCTTTCTGGATTTAAATCTTCAATAGTTAAATCACAATTGAACAATGTTGTAATAAATCCACTACAGGGGTCAATAAAATTTTTATCTATATCACATGGATTATTACTATCTCGTAACGAACCATTGTATTCATCCATGTTATAAATGTTTTCAGAATAAGCAAAATCAGTTCTAATTTGACCAAAAACTATTGGTTCGTTAAAAGGATTTTTATTTGGAATAACTTCATTTAAGAAAACATCATCTTCTGCTATAACTTTTGCATTCCAATTTTTAGGAGGATAGGTAACATTTAAATCATCCCTGAAGTCTGCTAGAGATAAATATCTCAAATAGTTTTCTATAGTTTGCTCAACAGGATCATTAATTTGTTTTATTTGGTACAATATTTTTATTGTGTCTGTGTTTTTGAGACTTGGCCCAGTCCATGTTAAAATACTTAAAAAATTAAATGTTTCAATGCTGATATAACTTAAAGGTTGTTCTATGAATTCTCCAGAACCTTCTCTAAGATGTACTTTAAAATTATCAGAATTTATTGGCAAACTTACTTTAGACAATTCAAATTCAGTTTGAGGATTTAAAATATAAAAGACATCTGTCCAAGTATATTTTGAATACACTTGATACAATTGTGTGAGTTTTTCTAAATTTATGCCAGCATCTCCAAGTGCTGATTTTAATCCTTTTAATGTTCCCTTCATTTTAAAATTAGGAACCGCTTTTGCTATTTGTCTTCTCCACCTAATTGGATCATTTGATGAAAAACTTAATCTGTAAAGGTTTCCTAAATATGCAAGAAAATATTCTGGAATTAAGTTGTAATCCAGCAATCCTGAAATATTATTTGTTAAATTTTCTAATACGGCAAAAGAATCGCCAACTGCTAAATTAAAATTATTTAAAACTTCTGGAGATATGTCTGTAGGACTTAATTGTTGTTTGTAAACTTCTGGCATATACCTGTTTAGCAAATCAGGATATTTGTTTTTATCTGTTATAAAATTAGCGGGAATTAAATATTTGTAAGAATCAGAAGATAAAGAAAAAAACAAACTAGATGATAATTTTTGTAGAGAAACATTAGGTCGCCAATTCCAAGCTAAAAAATAATCTCCTTCTCTCAAATTATCTTTTTTAAATTTTAATCTAAAGTGGCCATAAAGTATATTGCTGTTAACATCATTGACTTTATAGAGAATAGAATCATTTGGATTACTAGATTCCCATACTGGATTTTCTTCTGAACCGAAAACAGCAACAGCAATTAAGTTGTCAAATTGCAAATTTGAAAAATTACTTGAATTTAAAAGTAATGCCTTAGCTGTTTTTAATTCATTTGCATAATCAGTATTTTCTGGATCAGTACAAACTAATTGTGCTTTTTCCAAGTAATTTTTTTCTAATTCTGGCGAAGCAGTATTTGCAGATATCTGTGTGTAAAAATCATTGCTGAAATTTCTTTCAACAAAGTAAACTTTTACATTTACAATTTCAAATGGATCAGCATTAAAACAACAATTTACATCTGGGGTGTAAATGTCAAAAATTATTGTGTCAGAAACTTTAGGTTTTTCGTAATAATATTTTTCGTTCATTTTCACACATATGTAAAAGAAATGGTAGTGTTTTCTGGTCTTATTATTTCATAATATTTTGTTGTGACTAATTTTAAATTAGATTCAGAAATTGTATTGAATGAAATTTCAAAACTTTTGGGTTGTTTGAAATCTGAAAGAGATTGTATTATGTCTACATCACTTAAAGATTCACCATAATCCCAATTATTTAAATTGAAAAAGATGTCAATTTTAGATTGCATTGATGCTTTTAATTCATCTTCAAATTTTTTGTAAAATCTATCTACTGTAACTTCTATTAAGACATCAACTAGAAGAATTTCTCCATCTTTGATGCAGATAGAATCTGTAAACATTTTAACATCATCCAAAGCATCTGTAAGTTCAGATTTAAATTGACTATTGGCTTGTTGTAAATTATTTAATCCTGATTTAACTAAGACAAAATAATCAATTATATTTGCAGCACAACCATAATTTCTCAACACAGGATTGCATTTTCCCATAATACCATTGAAATTTGTTCTGAAAAGATTTCCATAAGATTTATAATCTTGACCTGAAACTGTTCTGTTTTGAGTTCGTAAGTAAAGGGGAATTTTTTCCCTTATGTCTTCAACGCTATCTCCTGATGATCCAAATTGACCAGCTGTATAATTTGTAAATGTAACAGGAACACTAGATGGCACTCCTTCAGGATTTACCAATGCTTCTATTGTTGCATAATTTGTAACAATATCTCCATTTATTGAACCACCAATTCTAAATTGAACAGAAATTTTAGTTCCTAAAGGTGGAATTAATCCACCCTTACCAGTTCCAAATATAACATTTGCACTATAATCAGAATTGTACTCGACAATAAATTCTTTGTTTGCAATTCCAGATGTAAAGAAATCAACATTTTGCCATTCTTGTCCATCTATGAAAACTCTCACAGAATTATCAATTATACTTGTGAAATTTAAAATTAATACTTGATTTATTTCACCTGTTGATGTGTATGAACTTGTAGTTGTTTTTCCAGCAACACCTACAATATTTGAATTAATTAAAGAGCCAGCTTTTAATACTATAGGCTCATCATAAATTGGCCTGTTTAAAGAATCAGCAGGATATAATTCATATGTTAATGGTGCTCCATTTGATACAAGATTAAAATTATAAGGTGCTTCAATTACTAAATCAGCATTTTGAATATTTGTAATTCTTGCTGTAAACAAAGCTTTAGAACCAATTGGCCCTTGTGGTTTGTATCCAACTAATTTTGCCAATCTGAAAATATTATCTAGTTCTGTTACAGTATCAATGAAAATTTCATTTGCAATTTGATCCATTTTAAAAGACAAAGTATCTGCCAGAAATGCAAAATTTTCAATTAGCATAATGGCTAAGCTAGATTCAACAAAATCATTGAAATTATTTCCAAATTTTTCTTTTACAAAATTTATTAACCTAGCTTTCATCGAATAAAAGTCTTGATTTGTATAATTCAAGTTAACAATTTTTGTTTGTTGTGGTATATCACCAATATCATAAGGATTGATAATTTCACATTTTTCTTGCATTTTTCTATCTTTCTGTTGGCAATTCTAAAACTAAAACTTCAACATAACTAATATTACTTGGATCGAAAAATTTTATTAAAATTTTCAATACATGACTGTTATCGTTTAACTCAGATTCATTCTGCGTTCTTGTAGTATCATTATAACCATTACTTATTTCAATTTGAGATACTACTATCCTTGGTTCCCATAAAGTAATAGCTTTTTTAATCAAATTTTCAGCTTCAAGCCTAACATATTCATCATTTGGCTTGAATAAAAGCTTTCTTAATCCTGTTCCATAATTCGGCAACATGACTCTTTCACTAGGATTTGTCAATAATAATTGAATTAAATCAGATTTTAAAGTGGATATACCTTCTTGGGAAAACAAGTATCCAAGGGAATTTCTAGATATCGGATAAGGAGCACCTTTTAGTATAAAATTCATATGTCTTTATTTAGGTAAAAAGTTAATAAATTGTTAATTTATTTAACTTAAATGTATATGTTTTATTATAGTACCTCATTAATATTTTGTGCCATTCCTGTTCTTTCTGTTGTTGTATTTTGTGTTGGACTGACAAGATTGCCTGGTTCATCATTTGTTTGAGTTTCCTGATTTTCTTCATCTTGTTCACCATTATCATCACCAAACATTTCTGAAATTGGTGCTATCATAGTGAAATTAACTAATGCAGCATCTAAACTACAACTCGCAAAAACACGATCACTTATTCTTAATTTTCCACCTAAATAAACAATAATTGGTGCTAAACAAAATGTATCTTCGCCTTCTGGAGTTTTACAATCACCTAATCCAGCTAATATAAATGCATATCTGTTAGACATGTTAAAGAAATATTCATTTGCTCGTATGTCCATGTTCTCTGTACTGCAAAATCTATCTTTTGTGACTAAACTGATCTTATCTGATGGGTTTTCTGTAGGCTCTCCTACAACTTCAATAGTTTCGTCATAACTTGTATGAACATAATAACCCCCTGCTCTTAAATAAATATAACCTGGCCCTTCTGGTGTTTCTTGAAAAATTTCAAAATGTGGCCCTCTTTTTTTATTGTCTATTTGAGGTGCAAGTATTCTAATAAATTGTTTTTCAGTTTTTTTCTGATCGTTAAAATCAGCCATGAAAATTTCTAATCCATAACCACTTCTGCATTGAATGTATGCTTTTTTAGAATTATTATTTGGTATTCCCCCTTCCATTCTACATGGTTCTTTTTGATCAACAGTTTCATCGCACATTCTAAAAAGATGTCTGGAAGTAGATTTTATATGTACACCTCTTTCAGTTCCACCTAATCCAGGGCATTCGCTTTCTGTATGATCTCCAAGAAATATTTCATTGCCCAAGGCAGTTTTCAAATTTATACCATTTAATTTATTTCTTACTAAAGGCAATTCTTCATAATCAAACATTGAAATTGAATGACCAGTAGCACTTTTCCAATAACTTCTTCCTAAATATTTATTACTACAACCAAAATCAAAACTTTTTAAACTTCTTTCCCAATCAGGAATTCCTCTTGGCTCTTCAACGCTATCATCCATTACAAAAGAATGACCTGAAATAGAAAGAAATTGAATTCCAGATTGGGGTAAATCACATTTGTTATTTTGTGGAGTACCTGGCCCTTTATATGGTCTACATTCATTTTTAGCTTTAAAATATGGATTGCTGCCTCGTTGTCGTTGTTCTAAGGGAGTATCTGGCTGTCCTCCAATTATGTCTGCACCACAAGGAGCACCTTTTTCCTCTTTTTGTGGAGAATTATAATATCCTTCATCGAAATAACTAAAAGTTTGTTTTGTATCTGCTGTTCTTTGTAATTCTTCTAAGGATATATTAAATGTTTGCTTAGTAACATCTTCAGAAGGATTTGGATCTGTTGCATTTTCAATACAATTTGTACTTCCACCTCTAGAACAATCTTTAAATGCCCATTGACCGCCATAATGCAAATGATCATCTTTAAAACACATCCATGCACCACATCCTGACATTAATTCCATTCGTTTCCACTTGCGATTACACTTAGCATCTCCATCAACCATTTTCAACATGTGTTTTTCTGGTGTTTTAAAACCATAAATATTTGGAAAAGTCATTCTTCTTGCAGCATTGACATTTAAATCTATGTCCGTTGTGCTATTTATATCGTATCCATTGTAACTTTCTGTATTCCAAGGTGGAAAAACTTGTGAACCATCATCTGGGCCAACATAATAATTATTTCTTTTGCCAGAATATAACAAATCCCATTCAGGAACAGAAATTCCAAAATTTTGACCATTTGGCCCTCTGTCTCTAACCCAAGTTGTTCCAAGATAATAAGCAGCTTTTCTATTTCCATGTTCAAATATTAAACAAACACATGAACCAGCAGGAGGAACCCAATTTGCACCAGAGTCATCAAATCCACCAAAAGTACTAATAGGAAATGCCCAAGGTAATTGTTTTATTTTAACTGTTACTGGATTGTGTAAAATTGGTGTAAAAAATCTTACTCTGTTTTGTTTCCAAATATCAAATGTATCAATAACTAATGCTAAATAAAGTCCTTCCAAAGTTACATTTTGCTGAATTGTGTTGTAATTCCTAGCAATAGATGCTTGAATGTTAGTTCCTAGCATTTCATTAGATTTTGACAGATTTTTTTCTAAAGATATAATTCTTTCATCATGATCAAAAACTGTTTTCCCCAAGCCTTGATTTTCACTTGCCATTTTTCATTCCTTAATTTTTAAATATTAGTCTAAGAAATCTGAACCATTCATTTTCTGTAATTTTAAAGTAGTAATAAAATTTCCTTTGGTGATATTGTGAGAAGCTTCAGATACCATATAAGCACCAGAAAGAATTTGATTCACAGGTGGTTCTGCTAAAAATTCACAATCCCCATTTGATCCATTTTGTTTGATGCAAAAAGGATTTATAAATATAACTTGAATAAACATTTCTTGAATTATATTTAAAACTCCTGTGTAAAAAGGATCTCCAATTATATCCATAGTTGCGGTAATAGGTGGAAGTCCTTCGATAATCTCAGACGCAGCTAAATTAACAGAAACAGATGAGGTTAATTGATTTACAACTTGACTCGGACCTCTAAAATTTAAATCTCCAGAATTTGTTGGTATTTCTGTTTGTCTTCCGTTTGAAGAAGGTCTTTGTCTGTTTTCAGAATTTCCAGTTTGTTCATCAAGATTTACTTCGCAAATATTTATTCTTTCAGGAATAGTTGAAAAAGCATTTGGCCCACCACCACCTCTGCCAGCAAATTGTTTATCATCATCTTCTGCCATCTCATCTATTTGGCTTAAGGTTAATCCATTTATTTCTGGAGTAAACTTTAAAACTCTAGTACAATCTCCAGCATTCACAATATAAGTTTTAGTAGGGCATCTTCTTTTTTCTTGAGAACAAGGATTTGGATTAATATCTTCAAGAACTACCATAGATGGATTTTTTGTTTGATTTGGAAAAACAAAAGAAGTTGCTTTGTCTTGGTCTGTTACAAAAGAAAGCATGATTTTTCTTGCAGCATCTGTGTTAATTAATTGATCTGGATTCCAAACACCATATGGGCCTAATTTTCCACCATCTGATTTTCTGAAATCCCATTCTGAAAACCCTTTGCCATCAGCATTTAATCTTAATTTAAGCAAGCTTAAATTTGCTTGACTTTCATCACATCTTTTGCCAACCATATCTTTAAGCGAAGGCCATAATTTTCTTTTTTGATCTTCTGATCCTTCTATAACTTCGTTTCGGAATAAATCCATAGAGTCTGCAACAAAAGTAAAATCTAATTCAATTTTGTAATAGCCTTCTTCAAATTGAAATTTGCCAGTAGAAAAAAGACAATAAAGATACGGCCCTAATTCTTCATCAGTATCTTCAGTTTCAATCGTTGGAGCATTATTTGATGTGCTAATATCATTTTTAGATGTAATTCCAGTATCACAATCATGAAAAATCCATCCAACATTAATAAATCCGTCTAAGTTTCCCAAATAATTATCGTCATAGTAACATTGACTTGATGGAATTAATCCCAATAGGGTTTCCACATCAGTATAATCACAGGTAACAATTGTAATTGTTCCTGCCATCCCACCTTCCTTGCCACCCATAACATTTAAATTACAAGATTCAATAACTGCTTGATTAACTGCTCCCTCATTTCCTACTTGGAAATGTTTTCCTTTAAAAACCAATTCAACAAAAGGTGTATAGACAGCATGGTCAGGTGGTTGTTGAACATCCCCTATTCCACAATTTAAACCAGATTTTGTTGCTAAAAATTCAAAACTTCCACATGCCATGTATTATCCTATCGCTGGAATTCTAATTGTTATGCCTGATTTAAATTCCTTTATGTCTTTTATTCCATTAAATTCCATAATTCTCCACCAATAATCAGAAAATCCATACGCAACTTGAGATACTAAATCAGGTCTGTATTCGTTGCTAGAATTAAGCTTAATAAATTTATCTCTACTAGTGGCAGCAATTGCTTTTCTTTTATAAGTTGTAAATGTAGTTTTTTGATTATCGCCATAAAATATAACTTTTGATCTTGAGTATCTACTTAAAAAATCTATAAACCTTCTAGCTTTTAATTTGGTATATATAATTTTATTGGCCATTTTAACCTCCTGTACTTATGATTTTATTTGCACCTGGCAATGATGAATTTGAATATACAACCTCAAATTGCAAGTCAATGTCAAATTTTATTGGAATAAAAGATGTTTCATCACCACTTACTGAATGCCAAACAACATCTGTTGGGAATTTAACACTATAACTTTTCAAAATAACACACACTTCTTCATCCGCAATTATCTTGCCACATTTTATTTTAGCTATCTTAGGAGGAACAACAGGCAGAGAATCACCTACATCAGGATAAGTTAAGCTCTCTAAAAGTCTTAAATTTTGCAAATTTGCTACAATTCTTTCTTCATCTTCTCCATAAAAATGAACAGTCCACCCAATTTGCCTAGATTCACCATGTGAGAAAACTTTTATTGGCATTGATCTACCAATGCCATTCATATCTGCATATGTTGCTGATTTTCCATCAGTTATGTCTGGAAGAATGTACATATAGATGAATGTGTCATTAACTTTTATGTAGCAATCATTTAAATCTACTAATTTTCCTGTTGCCGTTGTAGCTTTCAATTTTTCTCCTGTTTTGATATTTATCAGTATAAAATAAATTATGGATAACTTTAAGATAATAAATAAAAAAAATTTTAAGAAATATATTAAGAAATGTTTTTTTTGCAATGAAGATAATTCTAGTATTTTAGACATTCATAGAATATTTGAAGGTAAAGATGGTGGCACATACAACACAATTAATGTTTTAGTTGTTTGTTCTAACTGTCATCGAAAGATACATTCAAATCAAATAAAAGTTGTTAAAAAACATAAAGCTTACAATTCAAAGTGTAACTTTATTGTAGAGTGTTTTATTAGCGGAGAAGAATTTTGGTTAGATTGTGATTATTAACCTAATGAAAATCCACCTGTAGCTGGTGCTATTGTATTATTGCCCTTAATATAATCAGATCTATTCATAGTTCCAGTTTGTAATTTAGCTGAAAATTTTCCTTTGTAATCTTGCAAATTACTATTTTGATCAAATGGACTTTGATCAGCATTATTTCTAGAGGGAACTGATATGTTTAATGCTTTTAATATATTGCCTAAAACATTGATAATATCAGTTTGTTTTCCATTTATTTCATCATTGATATCAGTAAGTTCTGATAATTCATCAATATTTTCTGTGCTTGGTTTAGAAGATTCTTGCATTTGTAAGTTTTGGGAAAACATATCTGTACTTTTGTTCTCAGGCATTTCTGCATTAGTAGCTGTAGAAACTTCTCCATTATTTATTTTAATATTCCCCAAAGAATTAATTTCATTTATTTTACTAACATTTTCTGTCATCAATTGAAGTATTTTGTCTAATTGTTCCCCAAAATTTGTCAATGCACTTTCTAAAGGACTTAAGCTAATAGCTTCTATATCAATGTCTTTAAATATATCTGTTAATGAAGAAACATCAAATGCTGGCATTTCATTCATTGTTAATTTGTTGATGTTATCTTGCATTGTATTGATGATTCTATCTAATTGGAATCCAAGATTTATCATTGCATTTTCTAAAGGATCAGCATTAATAGCATTTGTATCAACATCCTTGAATATATTTGTTAATGCTGATACATCAAATGATTTAATTTGATCTATTAATTTTTCAAGTGCTAAAAGTTTTTCTAGATTTTGAATTGTTCCATCAGAAATACTAACAAAAGTTCCCTTGAAGAAATCATTATTAAATATTTCAGCTAATTGACTAATCTTTTCAGAAGCATCATTGCCATATTTTGTGTCTATGTAATTTAAAAGTTCTTCCATGCTGTTGAAAAATCCAATAAATATTGGCCCTAAATTTGAACATAAAGTAGCCAAAGAACTAATCTGAGATGATGCTTTTGCTAATAATTTAGGACTTGCTGAAACCATCAACAAAGGTGCAACTACTCCTTGCATGATAAAACTTAATAAGCCAATAAAAACTGTTCTAAAGGATTCGCCTTTTGCTCCAAGCTTTGCACCTAAAGATGCATCAACCGATTCTAAGTTTTTCATTAAATCAGGTAGTTTAGTACTTAAATTTTCAATTAAACTTGGCAATGCATTTACAATTGTTGCAATACTTGTAATTTTCTTTGCTATTTTATCAAGAGATTTGCTTGAAATAGGTATTGCAGCAAGTGGTATAATAAAATTATTGTATAAACTAACAACAAATTCAGGTAACTGCTCTCCAAATTCTTCAAGTTTAGCACTTACATCTTGTATGAAAGTAAGATTGCCATTATCTACTTTCATTAGTTTTCCAATACAATCATTAACATTAGTTATCAAAACAGGCAAATCTTTTGCTATAGTACTAACAGATGTTAGTATCGCAGCTGTTTTTGTAAGTTTCTTAGGATTTGTAACTTTATTTAAAATTGAAAGTGGTTCAATAACATTTTGTATCAATGCTATAACAAAATCTGCTATCAAATAATTTACTGGCCCACTATTTTTAAGCTCTCCATATAAGGTTTGTACATTTGGGCCAACTTCTTTTAATTGTCCAATTTTAGCTGATGCTGCTTTTATTGTGGCAGGATCAAGGTCTGTTCCCAATATAGTAAACAATGAAGTTAATGCAGAAATTGCTTCACTTGTAGCTTTAAGTATTTTTGCAATTTTTTCAACTTTTTTAGGATTGATGCTAATTGTAGATTTACTAAATGGTTCTATTAAATTTTTAATTATGAAATTTGGCAAGCTTGACATTATTTGGCCAAAGTCACTTGTTCCTTTATCTGAAAGAGCATCTTTTAAATAATTAGCAACAGATACAGTTTTTTTAATTCCTTGTGTGTCTATTGTAACAACTTCATCGTTTAAGTTTGATGCAATTATACCTATGCTTTCTAGCAAACTAGAAACTTCTCTTATAATTGTTCCATATCCACCTAGTATTTTTGTTGCTTCAGTAAAATCTTTTTCACTTATATTAATTTTTTTAAATCCTGAAACAATTTCAGAAAACTTTGTAAGCAATGGAACAAAATCACCATCGAAAAATTTTCTAATAGCGGTAATATTTTCAGCTATGGTTGGTAATTTCTTTTCTATTGCTGCAATAGGAGTAGAAGTTTGACTACTTCCAGAAGGATAAACTTGTTCTGTTTTTGCAACTTCTTGTTTTGCTTCATTTAAAAAAGCAAAACAAGAAGTGAACTGATTTATAACAGTAGAAATAGCTTTGGAAAAAGCAATAAACGAAGTAAAATCTAATTTTGGAATGTTAGGAATTCCACCAATAAAACCTTCAATTTCTGAGAAAAAAGAATCATCTAATATAGAACTTTTAATATTTGCAATTGAAGTTTGTATTGATTTTTTAATATTTTCTAAATCTGCTAATTCTATAGGTTTAAAGTTTTTAATAGTTTGAAGAAAATTAGCATCAAATATAGTAATTAAATCTTTGAACGAACTCATGCTTTTGGTTACTAGCATTAATTTATCACCAAGCTTAGATATTTTGCCTGATGCATCTTCTCCACCAGCTTCAGTAGTTAAATCTGTAATTGCTACATTTAAATCTCTGTTCATGTACATTATTGTTTTTAATGCTTGCCATGTATTATTTGATGCTTCTGAAAATGCTTCATTATTGTCATAATATTTTGTAGCAAACATTGCCTTGTTTTCTGTAACAAAATTAATACTTGGCATAATTTCTTTTTGAAATAATGTTAAAAACTCTCCAACTTTTTGAAAGTTTTTTGACACTAACATTAATTTGTCGCCAACACCAGATATTTTTCCTGATGCATCTTTTCCAGTCTCTTCTTGAAATAATGTATCGAATGCTACATTTAAATCTCTATTGATATACATCATGGTTACTAAGGCTTGCCATATGTTTTTTGATGCATCAGAGTATGCAATTTTATTACCAGCTTCATCTACATCAGAATAATATTTGGTTTCAAACATTGCCTTATTTTTTTCAACAAAATCAAGACTCGGCATAATATCTTTTTGAAAGGATGTAAAAAACTCTCCAACTTTTTGAAAGTTTTTTGATATTATTGCTAGTTTGTCATAGACTTTATCTAGAGAATTGCTTTTATCGGGATTCATTCCTACCAAACTACCAATTTCAGTATTTATAATATTATTGATGGCAATTAAATTTTTAAAGAGTATATGGAAATTATGTACCATATCAGATTGCTCTTTGTAAATTTTAGTTGGGCCACCACGAAAAAACCCCTGTAAACCACTATAGTGATCGGTTTTTGTATATTCACCCATCATTAACATTTCTTTACTTTTTTCAAATTCCTTCATCGGCCCTGCAATATCATTGTTGAAGATGGTTATTAAAGTCTTCAAAGAATTCATTAATTTGCCTAAATTTTCAGCCATTGCAGTAACAGGCCCAATTGAAACCACATTTACATCTTTGTATTTCTTTGAAATTTCAATCAAGGCTTTTGAATTATCTAAAATATTTTCATAGAATTTGGTTAGTTTTGATTCAATTTGTTTTGTTCCAATTTCTTTGGTTGCAACATTTTTTGGAACAGCTACTGGTTGTTCTGATACTCTGCCTCTATAGCTACCATCTGTGTTGTACATTTCATCGCCAATGGTAAAACCATATTCTTTTTCTTTCTTTGGTTCTATTTTTATTGGTTTCAAAGCATCTTGCTTGTCAATCCCAGCCATCAAGGTATTTATTTGTCTCATAGATTCAGCTGAACTTGCAACTGCTTTTGTCAAAACTGCTATTTGTTCAATTTTGCTGGCTGTTGATTTCAAATCTATATTTGATATTTTATATTTTCTTGTAGCATTTAAACTTGCTTCAACATTTTTAAAAACATTATCTAACACTTTTGGCAAATTGTCATTGCCAAGACTTTTATTTAATTCTTGTAAGTTTTTAGTATTTAAATGTTTTCCAAATTCACTTGAGTTTGCAGTAAATTCAGAAAAGATATCTGCCATAGATTTAACAAGGTCTAAACTTTCCTTTACTTTAGCCAAAGGAATATTTTTAGTAATTTCATACATTTCGTGTGAAATAGTTGCAGTTGCAATAATAACTGATGTAATGGAAGATTTAACATTTTCTATTATTTTTGCAGCCTTGGCAAAAGATGCTTGTGCTTTTTCAATTGTGTCAAAAGATGAACTGTTTACAATTTGGTCTAATGAAGCAAGTCCATTAAACAATGGTAATGCTGTTGAAGAAAATGCATTAACAAATTCATTTAATTTTTTAAAATTTGAAGGATCTATGTTTTGTAAAGAAGACAATAATTTAGGACTTGCTATAGCAAGACCAGCTATTACAGCAAAACAATTTTCTAAATGTCCTGCAACTACTTCTGGTGTGTCAGCTTTTCCAATTGAATTTGATGCAGTTTTTAAACTTTGATATCCTGGAGCTAAAGCAATTGCTTCATCTGCTATTGCTTTAATTGCTTTGCCTAAACCTTTTGGCGATTCTGAATATTTTTCTAGTGTTGTAGCACTTTGTTTAATAATTTCAGGAGAAATTCTATATTTGCTTTCTAAGTTTTTTATTACTTGTGGCACTTCAGAAAGAACTGAAAACAAACTATCGATGACAGCTTTTATGGCAGCAATAGGGCTTGCCATATTATCACCACCAGTAAAAAGTTTCATTACCCATCCTATACCTTGGCCAATTCCAACAGCAACACCACCTACAAGACCACCAACGCTAACACCAGCTAATCCTGCTGCTGCTGCTGCTACATATCCTATTAATTTTGCACCAGGCCCAAGAATTGCTGATAAGCTGTCTACAGCTTTAATTAGTTCACTTGGACTTACTGGCATTTTACTAATTGCATCTACTCCACTTTTTCCAACTTCTCCAATCCATTCAACCATTCTGCTTATTGAAGCTGCTACTCCAAATCCTGGCAGGAATGATACAATCTTATCAAGCCCAACAGATAAAGTTCCAATCAGACCACCAGCAAATCCTGCTAATACAGCAGTTCCTGCTGCTGCTAATGCAACTGAAAACTTAGCAATATTATAAAATATAGAAGTGCATTCAGCAGATGTTTTTTCAATTAATGGTATGTCCATTGAACTAGTAGTATCTGCTAGTTCTTCTATTCCCATAGCCAACCTTAAAAGAACTCCAGATAAAACTATAAATAGCACAGCCCCTATTGCTAAAGCAGCAATGAGTGTTCCACTAGTTCCTATTACACCATATCCCAAGGCAGTCATTGGTGCAGCTGCTGCAATCATAACTAAAGACAAAACACCAACACACGCAAATAAAATGCTTAATTTTTTAGTGGTATCTATTAGTTTATTTTCATCTATTCCTAATTGATCTACTACTCCAGATAAGTAATTTAATCCCAATCCTAAAAGTCCAACAGCAACACTCATAGCTAGAAACATTCCTGCTCCTGCTGCTAAAGTTGCAAATGAACCTTTATTAAAAACAGTCATCATTTTGTTCATTGTTTTTAAAATTAAAGAAAATGCTAATATTTCTGTTGATAAAAATATTGTGGCAGCAAAAAGAATTCCTATTTTCTTGGTTACTGCAATTATTTTTTCTTCATTTATTTCAATTCCTGTTTTTTGAAGCAACATCATTGCCCCAAATATAATTCCAGCTGCAAGTAAAAGACCTCCTAGTCCAAGTGCAAAATTTCCTGCATATCCTTTAAATGCTCCACCATTAATAACACCGCTTTTAGGTGGATTTGCTGAAGCAGCTGATATTTTTCTCGCTGGCATATTTCCAGATTTTTTACTTACTCTTGTTGTTGGTGTTGTCTTTAAGTTATCTGCTCCTGTTAATGCAGCAGTTGTTGCACCTTTTCCTGCACCTTTTCCAAAACCATTTCTTGCATAGCTACTAGCAGCTATTATTGCCACACTCGTAGCAATAACTCCTAAAACACCAGCAGAACTCATAAAGGCAGATATGGTTCCACTAGTACCTTTCATAATTTCTGTTTTTATTTCTTGTAAATATTGATTTGTTTCAGTAAGTGCATCTAATTGAGTTTTTTGTTTAGTTGCATTAGTTGTTTCAGCTTTTGATAATTTCGCAGTTAATTCTCTAAAAGAAGCTGGATTATCTAATGCTTTTTCAATTTCTGAAGATGTAATTCCTAAATTTTTCTTAGTTGCAGTTTCAATTCCTTTTATTGCTTCTTGTAAAGCACCTCTAATAACTTCTTTATTTGTTCCTTTTAGTCCTAAAGATTGCAAATCTTTTTCAAATTCTTTTCTTCTTTCACCAAACTTTGAAAGAGCTTCATCCATGTTCTTAGCCCCAACTGCTGCTTTATCAAGTACAGTAAGAGTTTCTAAAGATTGATTTGTAGCTAGTCTTCTTTTTTCTTCTAATGCAGATGTTTTTTCTTCCAAGGTTAAATTTGTTTTTAATCTTTTTTCAATATCAGCAACTCTATCACCATAGCCTTTACCAGCTTCGGTAAGTGATTCAACCACACCTCTGACTTCACCTAATTCAAGTCCAAATGCAGCTTTTAAGTTCAAATTAAGCTTCATTTTTGCAGAATCAGAAAGGTTGTCGATTGCATCCATGCTCTCAACACCAAATCTTTTAAGCACATTTGTAACACCTTCACTCAATGCTTTGATGCCTTCTTTACTTCTTGTTAGAACACCTTTTTGTAAATCCCCAACTTTTCCAACACTTGCAGCAGCACTAAACAGTAAACTTTTTGTTTGATTTGATGCTGTAAAGAATAAATTAGTGGTACTACTTGCAGCTTCCAATAAAGTTTTTGCTTGCTCTGTTACTCCAAGTTTTTCTGCTGCTGCTATGCCTTGTGTTACATTTTTTACTGCTGTAGCTGTTAAGGTAGATGCTTTTCTCATAACATCTATGATTGATTGTGACGAACTCATTGCCTGTTGTAGATTTTTACCTGTTAAGCCAGTTTGTTTGGCTATATCTCTCATTCCTCTGCCAACATCTGCCAATTCCCCTTCTGTCAATCTTCCAACTTGATAAAGATGATTAAAGGTATCAAATAGGTCACCAGCTTCTAGCCCCAATTGTTTTTCTGTTGACAATTGTGCTTCTGTTAAATTAACTAATTTTTCTTTGTATTTAACTGCATTGCCATCAAGTCTAACACCAGCCTTCATGTATTTAATTAAATTTTCTTGAGCTTGTTCTTGAGATGCACCAGTAACTTTAGTTATATTTTCTAAATCTTCTAAGGTTTTAAATAAGTTTTGGTTTGCTGATGTAACATTTCCAGTTTCATAAAGTGCTGCTCTTACTTCTTGTGTGTATTTTACTTGAGCACCTACACCCTCTAAAACTGTACCAACTAATCCTCTGTATCCAGTATTTAAATTTACAAGTTGTTCGGCAGCATATTTTAAATTAGTTACTAGCCCTTCCATCAAATTTTCATTTCCAACAAACAATTGATTTCCGCTTTCAAAATTCAATTTATTTTTTGGTTCAACTTTAGAGGATCTTTCACGACCTATTCTTGGGTCACCATAGCTTCTAGGTTTTTGACTTTGTTGTTTATTAAATGCATTTCTCAGCTTATTATTTGGATCATTTTTTTGAACTTTATTATGATCTTTAGATTTCTTATTAGGATTAGCTTCTTTGGTTGCAGTATCATTTAATTTCTTGATTACTTCTGCTACTTTTTCAACATACTTTTCTGATTTTTTCATTTCAACAAGAACATCTCTGTTTACTTTAAGTAGTTCTTCTAATAAAGCTTTAACTCCAAGATTAGCTGGATTAGCTTGTGGTTGAGCTTGAGGTGGTGAAACACCACCAAGAATTTGCTGCATTACTGCATTTACATCAATAGGGCCAAGAGGTTGTTTTGCCATAATTAATTATTCTCATTAATTTCTTTTACTTTTACATTAGTCTTTCTATTTATTTGTTTGTCAACATCTGCTTGTATTTCCTTGTTTTGTTTTGTTTTCATTGTTGCTTTCAATCCCATCATTTGAAGCATTTTGTCGCAATCCAAATATTTTAAGCTCTGAACACCATTTCCTTTATAAACTCTAAATCCTTTAATTATATATGCTTTACCCTTTAGCAAAGGATAACCAAGTGCTTTATTTTTACATGCATTTATTTCTTTTGGTGACAACAATCTTTTAATGTCGTTATAAGTTAAATAATGAATGTTTATTCCAACTAATACATTGTTCTTGTTATCAACCTTAGTTACCATGACTGTTGGGTTAGGGTCATGCTTAAAAAAACTATATTTAAAGGAAACAATGCTTCCAACTTTAATTTGGTTAATTGCCATTAATTTTTAGAATATATTTGATTGGAATAAGAATTACTTGCATCCATGTTTCTGACTACAATAGAGCCAGCTTTATCACTACCACTAGTTCCATCAATTACTTTACCCATCAAATCATCTTCTGCTACTTTACTTTGCATAAAGAAATGTCTAACTAATTTAGCTACTTCCTTAACTAATATTTCCGTTGCTTTTTCTTGATCGGGTTTTATTTCTTTAATTTGAAAGAACATATCATTTACTGGTAATTCTCTTGGAGTGCCATAGGGTAAAGTATTTTTGTTTTTTGAAGTTTGAAATGACATGGTAGAGCCATTTTCAGATATTTTAATTCCTTCAAAACTTAAATTGTTAAGTGGTGTATAGCAAAACAAATATGGTTTCACATCATCAACAATTTCTTCACACTTAAGTCCATCTTTTTCAAGACATTTTTTAATAAGCTGAAGTTTAATTCTGCTTTCTTCAGTTTTCGCATAAGAATATTCTAAAAATGTACCCATGTTTCCTTTCTTAACAATTACGCATTAAAATTTCAGGTGTGGATGGAATGCATCGACTTAAAAACTTCAAGTCAGAAGGATTGCCATTGTAAGGTATAGTTTTAAAATTAATTCCATTGTAGGAAGATGAGGCTTCTTTGATAATATCTTTAGAAGCGTTTAGAATTAACATGCCATCTCTTCTTGTAATGAATTCAACTTGTTCTTTTAGGGATTTGCCGAATTCATCTAGTTGACCAGTATCTTTTTGGAATAAAATTTTAATATCTGCCAAAGGAACAATATTTCCTTTTTCGTCAATTGTTGCTTCTGAATTAGAGTTTACATATGTGACAACTACAATTTTGCCGTCATTATATGCACCTTTAAGAAATGTAGATAAATCCAATCCAATTAAATTAACTGATCCATCTTCACCTACAACATTAACAATAAAGGCTCTTTTTCTAAAAAAGTTTGAAATGCTATCTATGATAATTCTTTTTTTCAAAATATCTTTTTCTTCAGGACTTCCTGATTCCATTCTTTCAATTTCTGAATCAGACAAGTATTTATTTGGTTCATCAACTGTCATATACCATTTACCAATATCAATGGCTCCAAATCTTGCATTCATTCTAGTTGATATCTTAACTGAGTATTCTTTTTGGTTAAGAATTAAATCTTCATTTACTCCACCGCTACCAACTTGTATTGCACATAACAAAGATGCTATAAATTTTCTATGTAGATCACTTTTTAAGCTGTATAGTCCATTTAATTTTATAAAAACATTTGATATTTCGGGATATTTTTGCAAAACATTAAAAATATGATTTGTTAAAGAATTAGCAGGATTTGCATTGTCCATTTCTTCTCTTATAAGTTTTCTTATTTCATTAGAAACATTTTCAATATTAGCTTGTTGTCTTAAGTAACAAATTTGCAAGTTATCTTCTACGAATTTTCTTCTATAGGGATCAATGTTTAAATCTCTTACTTGGTTTATCAAGCTCATTAATTTGTTAATATCACCTTTTGATGATTCTTTGAAAAATTCTGATCTCCATTTATCAAAATCAACATTACTTGCTTCTTCAGGCATATCAGGGTATTCAGGATCAAATGAAGCATCTGGCTTGTTGCTTGGCTTATATTGTTCAGGACTTGCATTGTTAGATGATTTGTTTAGGTTGGTAATACTTGTTCCTTTGGACATGGGATTGCTCATGCCACCAGAACCACCAGAAAAATTAGGATCTTTGGCACTATCAGATGGTACTCCAGCTAAAGGATCAGGCCCACCACCAAAAGTTGGATCTTGTTCGTTAATAAGCCAATTTTCAATCACCCAATAATTTTTCATTTTCATCCTCTTTGCTATTTAAATCTTCTTTTATTTTTTCTTCTCGCAAAGCTTCAATAATTGATCTTCTATTGATATTTATTGGAGAATTGTTATTTGTTGTTACTTTTAATTGGTTTTTTTGTTTTATTTTCAATGATGTGAGCAAATCAGCAACTTTAGTTTTTTTGTCTAAAATATCAGATTTTATTTTTGCAAGATTTACAACTGATTCTTTTGAGGAACTAGTAACATCCCCACCGTTGAACACCATATCCGTAAAATTTTGCAATAAATTGTCTACTTCAATACGATCATTTTTAATTTCTGCTAATAATTCCATATACAAGCCCATTAAAAGTTCATCTGTAATTAATTCTTCTTTTGATATATTTTCCATGTATCCCCTTATCTTATTTAGATTTAAATTAATAAATAACTTTTTTTTATTAATGTTAAATAAATAAAATATGGGAATTAAAAATAACAATGAAGAAAATAATGCTGATAACTTTCAGATTAACAGTTATATCCTTGAAATTCATGATTTAACTACAAGAGTTGATGAAAGGGTAAAAACTGTTTTCAAGCAATTAAGTGAAACTGATAAGAAACTTGAAAAAATTAGAGATAATTATGCTGCTTTAATAACTAAAATTAATGCTATAGAATTTCATGAAATTCCCTGTATTGCTAAAAAAATAGATCAAGTTAAAAATGATTTAAATTCTTTTGAAGATGAATTTGAACAACATGTTTCTAAGTTACAAAAATATGAAAACTATACTAAAGAACTTAAAACATTTAAGAAAACAACTGAAGAAAAGTTAAAATCAACATTTGATATTATTTTCAAAGTAATCATGACCCTAGTTTCAGCATATATAATTTATTCGTTAGGATGGAACAAATAATGGAAGACATAATACCAAAAATTAAATTAAATAAAAAATCACAAAGTGATATATTAAAACCTTTGACGATAGATCATGAAAATCATCCATCTCTCCAAAGAATTGTTGATGCTTTTGAAAATTCTGACAAAGTAACTTTGGGTTACTCAACTTTAGAAAAAGATGATAGTATGTCCAAGCCTTCGTTGAAAAAGAAACTAATTTATCTAACTGGTGCATCTTTAAGAGATCATCTATTTAACAAAACATTTCAAAAGTATGAATTAGTTACGAATGCAACTCCTGAAGAAATAAGAATGATCTTAAATTTTTACAAGTTTAGTGAATTCAAACCTTATGATAAAAAAAATTCAAGCAAGTATTCTAAACTTGAATCAACATCTATGAATCCTTTTAAATATTATGCTAGTAAGTGGGATTCATATGGTAATGAAATGGGCTTTGAAATTATTGTTAGAAATCAAATTTTACATCTTGATACCTTGGATAAAAATCCAAAGTATCTTTTAGAATCCCCAAATTTAAGAAAATTTACATCTTCTATTCATGACGATGCTATGTCAAGAGATATTTCAGTAAATGCAATTTATTTGAAATTAAAAAATTCTGATGGCGAAAATACAGAATTATACGATCCAATTAGAGGGGTTCATGATATTATTCATGGTGAAATCAATCTTATAGGAAAAGATCATAATAAATTTGAAGAAAATCCTGATTTGATGTTTAAATTAGTTGAAGCAAGTACAAGGTTTTCTGACAACAATAAATTGTCTGAAAATAATTTGAATATTATTAAATCAAACTATAAAAAAGTTAAAAATTTACCTAAATTATTTAAAAAAAGTTATACTTCTGCTATCAGCAATGAAGATGTTCCTACTTATCATTATCTTAAAAACTTATATGTGTCTGGTCTTTTGTTTAAATTATTTCCAAAATTGAAAATAACCCCACCTAATATGAGTTTATTTGATGATTATATGTTTATTACAGCATATATTTTACAAAACAACAATAACGGACTTATATTTAGTTCTTTGACTAGTATGGATTGGCATAAGTTTGAAATTAAAGAAATTGTGTTTGTAAAGTCTTTAATTGATTGGGCTAAAAACAATGATGAAGACTTGCTAAAGAAAATTCTTGTTCAATTTACAGACATTCCTGTTAAGAAAACAATTGATTTTATGAAGATTTTCAATAAAGAAAAAGAATTTAAAAGATTATTAGAGAAATATTCTTCTGGCATTATTTAATTAGTAAGTGAAATTTATAACAATAGTTGAAAATGTGCCATTCTATCAATGGCAAATAGAACTTTTAATACAATCTTTTAAAAAATATAATTTACAGGATGATCTATATGTTTTTTTAATTGGTGAAAACAATAAAATGTTTTCTAAAAATATTGATCAGCTTAAAAATTTGTATTATATGAAAGAAAACTCTAAAAGATTTGGATTTAATTATTTTGATTTTTACGAATCAATTCTTTATTTTAAACAAAATAATCCAGATGAAGATTTTTGCATAATTGATCCTGATTGCATTTTGAACAAAAATGATTTTTCTTTTTTCAAAGATAAGAATATATTTTATCAGGCAGAAATCATTAAAAAAGATTATATAGAAAAAGCTTTGTTAGCATTGATTTTTGAAAGGATACAACAAATTTGTTCTGTTTTTTATTTTTCTAAAGATACCAGTATTGATTTTTTCATAAAAAGTTTATATGCAACTGAAGAATTTATAATAGAAATCTTGAAAACTAATGAAATAAATGTTGTTGCAACTGATTACAATATTTTTAAATATGGATTACTATTAGTTGCAATTTTAGAAAGAAAAAATATTTTGACATCTTTTGATTTGGTAAATTTTCCTCAAACTAATTCTTCAGATTCAATTTTTCTTTCTTACAAGCACAACATTATGCCTTTTTTTAAAAAAAATGATTTCAAATTTGACAGAAATAACATTATAATGACACATCCAGAAAGTCCATTTCAAACTTTAATGGAACTTCCTGATTTTCCCAACTGTATTCCATTGAAGAAGATTGCAATATCTTATGAGAAAAAATTAGATGAAATATGATTATATTGTCTGTGGGTCAGGATTGGTAGGTGCTGTCTTTGCAAGAAAAATGCACGACAATAAAAAAAGTGTTTTAGTTATTGACAAAAGAAAACATGTTGCTGGTAACTGTTACACAGAGAAAATAAATGGAATTAATGTGCATAAGTATGGATGTCATATATTTCATACAAATAAAGAAAATGTTTGGGATTTCTTAAACCAATTTTCAAAATTTAATAATTACAAGCATAAAGGCATTGTAAATTACAATGGTAAAATTTTTAGCTTTCCATTAAATTTAATGACATTTTCACAATTGTGGAATGTTAAAACTCCTGATGAAGCTATAAAAAAAATAGAAACAGAAAAAATAAAAATTGAAAATCCAAAAAACTTAGAAGAATGGTGTCTTGCAAATGTTGGCAAAGAAATATATAAAATTTTTATAAAAGAGTATACAAGTAAACAATGGAACAAAAATCCAAAAGATTTGCCTATAAACATAATAAAAAGAATTCCAATTAGATTTGATTTTAATGATGATTATTTCCATACATCGAATTATCAAGGCATACCAGAGAATGGATATACAAATTTAATAAATAATATTCTAGATGGCATTAGAGTTGAATTAAATACTGATATTTTTAAAACTAATTGGAAAAGTTATGCTAATAAATTAATATATTGTGGCCCAATAGATCAGTATTATGAATATTGCTTTGGCAAGTTAGAATATAGAAGTTTGCGTTGGGAACATAAAGAAGTAAGTGGAGATTTTCAAGGACATTCTGTTGTTAATTATACAGACAGTAAAACAAAATTTACTAGAGTTATAGAACATAAACATTTTGATAAACTTAAATCTGATAATTCAATTATAAGTTATGAATTTCCTCAAGATTTTAAAGATAAAAATGAGCCATACTATCCAATAAATGACGAGAAGAATAATTTAATTTATTCAAAATACAAGAAAATTCATAATCCAAATGTTGTTTTCACAGGAAGATTAGGAATTTACAAGTACATTGACATGGATGATGCTGTTTCTTTAGCTTTTAAAAATGCGGAAGCTGAGCTAAGTTAATTTTTTAATTTTTAAAATAGGTCTTAAAATACTTAAACTTTTTGATGATTTAGTAAAACTTATACAAGGTATTTTCCATACGATAAATACTAAAATTTCTAAAAATAGTATAAAATAAAAATTAATGTATTTTGCAAAATGTTTTTCTTCTAGTTCAAAAACATTTATTGTTTTTTTCATTTGACGAGATAAATTTTTATTATCTAAAAGAATTTTAAAAGTTGTATCTTTGCAAATAAATAATTTTTTATAAAAGCATATAAATGAAAACAAGTATTCAAATTTTTTCTTAAAAAAACAAGTTTCTATTTGTTTTGAAAATGCTTCAAAAAGTACAACTCTGCCAATTGCAAAATAATAAGTATTAGTTGCATGTGTTTTGTATAAATTACAACTTATTTTATGGTAGAATCTTGGCTCTTCAGTTATAATTTGTTTAAAAGCACTACAACTAGTAGTAAAATCAATAATTCCTGCTTTTTCTTTATATCTTTCATAGTACCAAGAAGTTCTTTCTATTGTCTCTAATAAATATTTTTCATCAGCAGAAATATTTACAAATAAAAATTGTTTGTGGTTTTTTTTAAAAGCTATTCGTTCTAGTATTTTATTCATGTACTTAGATTTTACATTTATTAATTTTTTACTTTTGCAATTAAGTTCTTTTCCAAAGTTTAAAAACAAAAAACTTATTTTGTTGTTTTTGCAAACATGTAACAATTTTTTGTTTATTTTTTCTTTTTCGTTTCTTACGAATATTATCATTGTTTTATCGAACATTAAAAATATCCTTATTTTTTATTGGATGAGCCATACATGTTTTTTCAGTTAATTCATTTTTTTTAATAGATGGTTGAAATCTCATTCTGTAAAAGTTACTCATCCCTGTGTATTTCTCAACTTTTTTCGAGCATAAATTAAAAACCCCATGTTTTAGCACCATGCAAGCAGTTGGTATAAAAACTTCTGCCATGTCATATTGAAAAAAATTTGGGTAATTATAGCAGTCAGGTATTAAAGTTGAATAATTTAAAAAATCTGGAAGTAATTTTTCACACAATTGTTTCATGAAAACACTCCCAATAAAGTAACAACATCCCAACATGCAAAAATGAGTACGAATAACTTTCTTAAAGAATTTTTGAAACAAATAACCATCACAAAAAATACCTCTAAAATCAGAAGTTACTAATTGATAATTTTTATTAAGCAAACTTAAATCTTTTTTTATTGTGTCATTTAAAATAAAATTATCATACTCGCAATAGCAGTACCATTTTTTATCTGGAAATTTCTTATAAGTTTCAATTAAGTTATAAAAAACATTTCTGTATGGATTTCTTCTAAAATTATGTTTAAATCCTTTTATTATTGTAACATCTTTGAATTTATCTAAAGGCCAAGAATCATATCCAGATTCTTCTATTAGCATGTGTATGTTTTCAGTTAGATTCATTTGCAAAAGATTTACATTAGTCCTTACTATAAAAGGATCAGCATGCACATTAAGAGCAACCGCAATGTCTTCAGATAACACCATATACAAAATCCCATCTGCTATTTTTGATCAAATTGCCTTTATTGACATTTTCTAAATAATAATAAATTTCATTCCATGAATTAAAAAATATTTCATGTTTCATAAAACCATAATACCATATTGGGATATTTTCTTTCCCTTCAGGACAAATTAACATAATAGGTTTTTTCATATTATTTGCATTTATTATTTCATTGTGAGTTCCAACTGTTGGAACTTTATATGGCAAGTAAGCAATTAAAGCATCACAACGATCAACCATAGTCAAATCTTTCCTAACAAATTTATTTGCAATTTCAGTTAATTTATTGAAATTTTTTTCTTCTTTGTATTGATTGATTTTATCAATCCATTGTTGTTTTGGATCAGAAAATGGATCAAAAACATTAATGCTAAATTTTACTTTTAAATTTTCAATAACATCTTTTCTCCAATTGATTTCATTTCCAAATTCTATTGGGCCTGATAAATAAAATTTACTATTTTTTAAATAATTCATGAAACTTCCCTTTAAGTTAAATTTAACAGTATTTCTTGTGAAAATCAATTAAAAATAAAAATTATTACTATTTTGAATAATAATAATATAAACTTAGAAAGGCAAATAAAATGATTGTATTACCGTTAGATATTAAGCTGCAATGTACTTTTGGTGTTGTTGATACAGAAACCAATTCGATTATTAAAAAAGAAGGTTTTAATGTTGACATACAGAAGTTAGATGCAGATTTATTCAAGCAAGCATTTGAGTCTTTGGAAAAAATTAGGTTGGAAATAGCAAACAACATTAACAATCCTGCACCAGTTATTGATTAAATAAAATATTTTTTGTAATTTTTGGTTGTATTAATAAATAAATTATGCCTTTTCATAGTAAAGTACAATCTGATAAATGTTATGCCACAGGTGGGTTTAATGGTGCTGTTGACTGTGATGAATGGGCAGCAGAAACTGATTATAAGACATTGCCACATAGATTACATCCTTCAAAGGTAAAAAAAGGCAAGAGAAAATCTTTTAAAGAATGGCTTGATCAAAGAGAAAAAGTTTAATATACATTAATTTCATACTTATTTGTAAAATCCAAGACATCATTTTCATCGTTAACTATTGGTTTGCCTTTAATGTTTAAGCTAGTGTTTAGCAACATAGGGCAACCAGTTTTTTCTTTGTATTCTTTTAATAAATTATAAAAATTTAAGTTATCATTTTTTGATACAGTTTGAATTCTTGAAGATTTGTCTATATGACATATAGATGGAAATTCTTCAGGATATTTACATTTAAAAGTATATTGCATATAAGGAGATTTGTTTATATTCATTTCAAAATAATCCGCAGCATCTTCTTCTAATATTGAAGCAGCAAAAGGTCTAAATTTTTCTCTTCTTTTTATTAAGTTAACATTATCTTTAGTATTTATGTCTCTGGGATCAGCTAATATTGACCTATTGCCTAGTGATCTTGGCCCAAATTCTGCTCTATTATTAGCAACTCCAATAATTTTATTGTTTTTTAATTCTTTAATTATTGTTTCTATTTGGTAATCTTTTTTTATTTCATAACCTAAAAAAACATTTTTCCAATTTAATTTTTTTTCTAAAACTAAAGCAGCAGCACCCAAAGAAGTTCCAGCATCGCCACTATTAGGCATAATCCAAATATTTTTAAAAACAGTATTTATTTTTGAATTGGCTATGCAATTTAAAGCAACACCTCCTGAATAAACTAAATTTTCTGAATTTGTTAGTTTTTTAGCTTCTTTAATTATTTTTAAAATGCATTCTTCTAAAACACTTTGAATACTAGCAGCTAAATCTTCTATTTTTGCATTTGGCAAATAATTTCCAATCCCATTTTGGCATCTTTTTTTTAATTTAAACAAATAATCTTTTTCTATAAAATCTTCATAAATTTTTTCTTTGTATTTTGGTTCTCCATATGATGACATGCCCATCATAATATATTCTTCTTCATTTGGTTTAAATCCACATCTTTTTGTAAAACAAGAATAAATTAATCCTAAAGATGAAGGGTAATTAATTTTTTTTAACATACTTAATTTATTGTTGTTGGCTTTCCAAATAGTAATTGTGTTCCATTCTCCTATTGAATCAATAACTACTATCGCAGCATCGTTAAATAAAGATGTGTAATATCCTGAAGCAGCATGAGATTGATGATGATAAAATGAAAAGTTGTTTTTTAAATTAAAATTTTTCAAATATAAATTTGGAAATTTAGAAATATCAAAAAAATATTTAAATTGCCAATCAAATAATTGTCTTGTTTTTTTTAACCATCTGTTTTCAAAAAAACTTATTAAATTAGGTTTTCCATAATAATAGGCATCATTAATTATGTCGAAATTTAAATAAGGATCGTTTTTTACTTTTGAATATCTTTCTGAATGTCCTGCAAAAAGAATATCTCCTTTATCATTTATTACTGTAATTGATGCATCGTGTGATAGTGCACTTATTCCCCATATTATCATAAATTTTTTATTCTCTTAGTTAAATTATTCGCAAAAATATTCCAATACCTATTTTCAGAATTATTATTTATTGTAACAAAATGATAAAAATAATATTTGCTATCAAAAATATTGAAATCTTCAAGGTTGAAATTATTTTTATTTGTTTCTTTGTTGTACAAGCTATTTTTTACTTTTCCATTTGGAAAAACCATTAAGATTTCATCATTTTCAACAATAATTTTATCTTCTTCTTTTAAAGTAGCAGTTGTTAATCCTTGTTCATCATCGTTTTCTATATTTTCATAACTGTTATTTTCTTCCCATTTTTTAAATAATTCTTTTTCAAAATCGTAGTATGGCGGTAATCCAAAAAATCCAGCATTGTAATTTTCATCATTTTTGAATAAATTTCTATATTTTCCTTGATATTTCAAACAATCTTTAGTTAATAAAACTTTATTAGAATTTAAAAATTCATCAATTTTTTTAAAATATTTTAATGGTATGATATCATTGTCAATGAAAATTTCGTGTTTTTTTATATTAATTCTTGCTGGAATAAGTTTCCAAAAAGATGAATCAATATTGTAGTTTAAATTTAAAGGATTAAATTTCCATTCTTGTTTAATTAGATTAATATCTTTCAATCCTATTATTTCTCTTAAAACTTGAACATTTGAATTATTGTAAAGTAAATAATAATCAAATTTATCTTTATACATATTGTAGAATTGTTTTATTGAAAATGCTAAGGCATCATATCCTAATTTTGATGTCTTACCTATAGTCCATCTTAAGATTGGTTTTTCCATTATGAAAATCCTTATTTATGGTTTGCAAAGTAGTGGAGCATCTTTATTTACATTCTGGTTATCCCAACAATTGAAATATATAGGTATAATTGATATTTATTTTAATGTTTTAGCTCCTAACATTAATTGTGAAAATGTTGTTGCAAAATGTACAATAAATGAACTTTTTAAATTTGAGGAACATGTAGATTCTTTTAAACCAGATAAAAAAATATTATTTGTAAGAAATCCTTTTGAAAATTATTTAAGCTTAAAAGAAAAAATATATTCTGGGTTTGGTGGTGAAATAGATAAAAAATTTAAACTAAACGATTTTTATATTGAAAATAAAAAAAATTACTTTGATTATGTTATTACTTATGAAGATTT